CTAAGAGAATACACCTCTCCACAAATATAATCTACATTATACCACCCACTAGATAAATCTTCATCTGGATCGGTGAACCATACTTTATCGCCTTTTTTCATTATACTTTTTCCTTTCTTTCTTCTCTTTTTTTACAACCAACCCAAACAACGACCATCTTCATCATGTACACGAATAACTGCGGTTGGGTAGTGCTTATTATAAACTATCCTTTCCACGATGTATTCCCATTCTGGATCGTCTTTGTTGTTCGCTTCTGCGATTCTCTCTGCCTTCTCATATGGCATCACTTTTGCTGTTGCAATATCACTAAATAACATGCCCGCCTCCCTTCTAATATGCCCAATTCATTCGAGTATACCCACTTACAAGGTAACCATAAGTGTCTGACAAGTGGTCACAAATTGCTTCGTTTATCTGCTCTTCGGATTCCAACTCAAAAGCATCAAGTTCTGCAATATCAATTGTCACGTTATTGGGCAAGTCAACTTCTTCACCGTCTGTTTCCCAATCAATTTCACATACTTTAATCACATCCGTAAGCATCTTTTACCACTCCTCCCCATTATACTCTAAAGAGTTATAATGTTTCTCTTCATAACAGTCGGTGCATATAGTATCACCATTTGACTCTTCCGTCATGATCTTATCATACTCACTCGCTTCACACACTTTACACGTTTCTTCTTGCATCTTTATACCTTTTTTTCTTTATCTTTCAAAAGTGCCGTTTTAGGCGTTTAAATGGGTAAAAAACCGGGTAAAAAAACCTACTCGGCACCATACAACCGTGACCATTCGTCGCTAAGATCAATTGTTGCCATCTGACCGTATGCTTGTGCCATCAATACCCACAAAACTTTCTTTACTTCATCGCTTTTAATAGCGTCTGTCCCCCCATTCATAACCATCTCACTAATACCATTGGCAAATGGGATAGGGTTTACTGGAAACGATGGACTAAACATCGCAGTTGTAAGGTTTTTTCTTGTTTCGCTAGTCATCTTTACTTCCTCCGACCATGTATAGACTCCCTAAGAGTCCCTTGTCTATAATTCTATAACCCATTCCGGGTATCCATACGGCATGATTTATCACATTCATAGGTCCGATTGGTGGGCACTCGCCCATATAGATGCCCAATTTATAGTTCAAGTCACAATTATTATAAATGTGCTTAAACTTTACAATATCGCCCCTTGCTACCATAATGTTCCCTTTTGGTTGATAGTATCAAGTTGTCTCTTTACGATTAGCATACTAATCGGAAGCAGCAACAAGTTAACCCCCAAAGGGGCAAAAACAGCATACCAAGAAACGTCTACCTTAACCAAGTCAATTGCTGCTGCGCCTTTAGTGAGCAACAACACAGCAAAAGCAAACGTCATAAGTCGCTCAATCACCACTAAAACTGTCATCGCCTTCATCATCCTTCTAACCCTCTGTCTTTGTATGTGAAAAAATTGCCGGCGATCTTTGTCTATGAATAGAGTTGTTCGATGATATTATCTGCCTTATCTGCCATATTGTGCTCAAGCAACTTCTTGAGCATTAAATCGTGCATACGATGAGCGCCTTGCTCGTTCTTATTGCGTAGTGCATGCCGGTACAAATCGCCCATATGTTTAAGGTAATTTTGTGCATCTGTAGGCAAATTTCCTAGTGCCCTCTTGATAGAGGATTCCCTTTCCTTCCTATTAGAGATAAACGCCTCTATCGCTTGCTCTTTGTGCATTGGTTTGCCATCAAACTCGAACATTCCTTCGCAATGCTTTTTGCGGTATCGATCTCCGATCTCTTTTCTCACAAGAATGTTTAATTGCTCCAATTGACGATCAGTCATTGCCTTGACGTTGGCGCTATAAGAATGCTTTTTCTGGTTCGGGGTGGTCAAAATAGTCACTATTTGATCCTTTTCTGGAGGTGTCCTAAGTAGAGATCAATGGTATAAATGATCCCTTGTTTCCTCCCTATTATACCACATTTAGAGCAGAATGTCAAGAGGTTTAGTTCGGTTTTTTGAATTGACCTAACTATAAAATGTTTTCTCTCATCTCATCTGTCATATCATATCCCCTGACGCACAAACTAACCGGCACTGCCTTCTTGCTCCCATTGTCACAAAATTGTACCATATAACACTCTTCTCTGGTTGGGTAGGTGGGCGCATAGCATCTGAGCAAAACTTCCGCACTGCGGTATTTATTGCCTATGATTGGTCGATCATTGTGTATCTTTACATACACCTTCGTACCAATTGGATTATCATACACATCAATCCTCATAATTGGATCCTCCTTCCCACTCTCCACACAAAAACTCGTATAGTTCTTGAATATCCTTTACCTGCATATATCCACCAATGTTGTCCTCTCTACAAAACAACTCATCAAACCTCTTATCCAACCCCTCAATAGAAGAAGGGTGGACCCAAACGCTTGCTTTATCACCATAAAACCTCTTAATGACAACCTCAAAAGACTTATAATCATAAACATCATCAAGGGTACGACGAGGCGAACAATACGCCACCTCATTTGCTTGGATGGATAGTTTATAATCGCCAGCATCAATGAGTTTATTGGCATTCCTAAACTGTTCGTGTTTTTGTAAGTGTGTACGAAAATCTTGCATCTTTCTATCCTTTTTTTTCTAAGTATTGCTCGTTCATGACGCTAAAGCAAGTAAGACCCCATGCGCGCCACTTGTCTAGTGCGGTACCTGCAATCCAGTGTACCCTAACGTTCGTCTCTTGTATACCCACCACAATGCCGTATGCCTCGACTTCAAAAGCATGACCGTCATTGGCGTCGGCGCCTTCCCAGCGAACAAGATCTCCAACATTAAACATTCGCCTATATTGCACTCTCTTCTATTGTTGTTTCAGTGTGCTTGTAGTAGTTCCAGGGGTTTTCATCCCAACAACCCACATCACCTTCTTCCGAAAAGGGATAGTCATGGCATGCTACTAGCACTAAATAGTCTTCCGTGTCAATTGCATCCAACTCTTCGTATAGGAGGGTCGAACTCTTGCAATACCCCCACTTAGTAAAAGACCACCGAAAAGAGATGCCACCCAATTCTCCCGGTACTGCCTCCACCCTATCACACTTATTCAACCACCCAACCGTCTCTCTGGAGAGTTGGTTATAAACACGTGTCTTTAGCGCCACTACAACCTGACTATGTATTCCCATATATGACTCCTCTTATCTGCTACTTGAACCATCGGGAAAGATGGTAATATACATTATTCCTGGTTTTCCCCTTTCGGGGTTCCCTTTGCCATACCATGTTCCCACTAGTTCTGCCTCCTCCTCACTTTCAACTATTTCATGCTGAGGCAACCTAGCGCTACAATCAAACCTACTACACAGCAGGGCATGTTTTTCAATTTGTTTTTTTGTAACCTTTAGGACTGGATATGTATATTCAGTGCTCACTAGGCGAATTCCTATAGGGTATCCATTGGATCTCGCCTAGTTCTTCTCTTCGGTGCAGGCACATGCCAGTTGGATGATCCTTTGGGGGTACGCACAAATCGCAATCATAGATTGCGATTCCTCTGCTATCTTCACGCACTTTAATAATCTTCACGTATCCATCGTGGATATGTGACCAGGCGCGTTGCCACACATAATCATCAAGGTTCAGCATCTCTTCTCCTCTGCTTATCGCCAGTTATATCTGATAACTTCAGGCAAATATATGCCAAAGATAGCACCACAATTAATTTAAACATGCGCGCCCCTTACCACCTGTTTGGCCATATGGCGCAGAGCAGAAAAAAGCATATAGCATAAAAAATCATTACTTTTCTTTCTTCTTGGGTTTTACGTTGGGTTTGCGATTTTTTGGAGCAACTCTCTCTTTTTTCTGCTCTCTTTCAATCTTCTTTTTTAACTTCGACACCTGCTTAGTGTAATCCCCATACACTAATGCTCTTTCAAGTTTCTGCTCCAATGTCAATTTATCGTATTCAATCTGACGCGCTTCTGCTGCTGCCCGCTTTGCTTCCTTAGTCTGAGACATCTTCTTTTTTCTCCATTTCTCGCAATATTGTATGGTATTCTGGCGACGAAAAATCATCACAATACCTCGAAACCACACTGGGTATTCCTGCCTTAAGGCGCCTAAACTCCCTAAAAAGCATATCAATATCAGTATTGCCCTTCGTATATTCTTCTAGTGTACGCTCAAAGTCACAAATCATTTTTGCTATTGTATACTCTGCCATTCTTGGTCATCGCCATGGTGTGGTGTCGCAAATAGTTGTCCATTCGCCGGTCCATGGCATGCCATCCAAGTGCAATTCGTACTTGATAGTGTGTACGCACGCAAACGGTTTCAACCTCTCTTTAGTGGTGGGCGTATTCCATCCCGCTGTAGTAATTTCCACAATACCACTCTTACGGCACTTCTTCGCGATACAGTTACCATGCAAAAACATAAGCGTTTGATCCTCATTGCTTGACACGCATGTATTGCTTAATGAAAAGTTTTTGTTTTCTCTAAATGCCTTAAATGCTCTATCGGTTATCTTTCTCATCTCTGATCTCGCCTTTCTTCTGGGATTAGTCCCCTATTTTTTTGATATGACCCATCATATCACATGATCACCAATATGTCAACTGTTTTAGTTGGTTTCGACATCAATCTTTTCGCCCAACTCTTGTACCTGTGTGCTAAGTGCCATAACATACGATACCAATGCGTTTGCCTTTCGCTGGATCCAGTCATCATCTGTTCCTAGATTTCCGATACCCAATTCAATGCCTAGTTTTCTCCCCTCTTCCCACGCTTCGTATTCTTCATGTAGCAATTCAATGCCCGAAAAGAGATCATTGTTATCTATAATTCCATCACGCACCTCTTGTCTTACCGGATACTTATCTTTCCAATCCCCGGCGCTATTTACAATGAAGTGACCCGCCTCATGAAGGGCAGCAAAGAGTAACTGTTGGTTGTCCAACGCGCTATCTAATACTACCCTGTTATTCAAGAGATCAATGCATGGCAATTGACCCAACTCTAGTTCAATCCCTTGCGAACCATACCAATTATATACGCTCTCCAAGTGTTTCGCTCTTACAGTTACCATTATAGTACCCTCTCTTTAGACGTGTGCACCTTAGAAGTCCCTACCAAATTCATATCATACCTGCTTATTAATCTGGACGTTTTGTTCAAAACATCTGATTCGTTCCCAAAGGGTTTCTTTGCCCCTAACCAGACAACCCTCACCCACTGCTCCGGGCAATAAAGTCTTTGTTGTTCGCCCTGTTCGGCGCGCGTTTTGTTTTTTGCTTTCGCGGTTGTATGGGGCATGCCCCTCTCCATGATCCACCCATAATACTTTCTCTTATCTGCGGTATTGTAGAAGACAATAACGTCGCCCAGTCCTAATTCCACTTGATTCTACCGTTAGGCATGCAGCGAGCAAAGTGAAATTTTACGCTGCTACACCTGATCTGAAGATTTCCTTTCTCGCCCAAACAATATATTTCAACTATGTCGTCCCAACTAGTGGGAGATGTCATTATCAGAGCGGGGCGCGCATGCTCTGCAATCAAGCAAAAGACAAGTTCCCCCCTCTTATACATGTATTGACTCATGCGGATTCCTTGCACCATCCAAAGTCATACCTCTTCGCGAAGCGACCGTGCTTGTGTGACAGATGATTGTCAACGGTCTTAGACAGGGCACCTTCATCCTCTAGATCCCAGAAAGAAATGGGCACCACTTCAGTGTCCGGAAGAACGTCCCCGCCATCGCGGGTCACCCAATCTATGTTGGTGACTATTATGTGCAGTTTATGTTGTCTCATTTCATATATCCCCCTAGTACCAATTAGCGTTGTATAGCGGAGAGTGGAAATGGTTCGGATCATCTCCTAGGGGAGCAATCTGGTAGGAGTATGCCCACCTCTCCTGATCCTTGCGAGCATCATGAAAGACAACGATTACCCTCTTTTTTCTTACCATGTCCCATGGCACCTCCCGAACACTTTCGCCATCGTCTAATGATTGGTGCGGTTGCGATGTTACTAGAATCTCTATTACCCCGACAGACTGTATATCTTCAGTCCCCCAATTTCCGCGACAATTAATAAAATCACCCACAAGCAAATTGCTCATACGACCTTCTCCCTTTTCACTCGAAAGTTGCTGGATTTCTCACCACAATCATTGCAGGCGTCTCAAAAACTACCCTAGTAACTGGCGGATGCTCTTGCTTGTATTTAGGCGATGCAGTAAAATTCGTACAAGAAATTACGACACTGCCAAAAGCATAGAGGCAAAAAACAACAATTGCGATCATCATCATATCTACTATCTTCATAAACATACTCCCTAAAATAATCCTGGTATTGCTACTTCATTGTCACAGTTGATGTAACCAGTTATGCGTCGCAGAGACCTAAATGCTTTGCGGGCAGCGAATTCAGTATCCGCTGAGAAGATGGTGATCTGCTCTATGGCGCCGGTCTCTTGAATAACTCTTTCGCATGTAATGGACCATCTATGGGGGTCGCCACTAACGTATCGGTCACCCAGTGTCCGACACAACACAAACTTAGTGGCATTGCTCCATTCCACTTCCTCTATCTCAGTACGGTTTTCATCTTTTTGATACCCTAATCCTAAACTCATTATCTGTTCTCCTTAAATATCGTAAACTGCCATAATGGCAGGGTTAATGGTCTGAATAAAATATCCATCCGGTAACCTGTCTGTCACTTCCATCCACTTCTCTGCTAGAAAAGGTTCATATGCATCAGTCGGCAACCCATTTTCAGTGCTTATGACAACGTGGGATCCGGGCGCCCATCCTCCCGGATGATCTTTGGTCGGGCAAATAGACTCATTGATGTCTTCGGTACGAACAAACTCGCCGAACACCTCCGCGATTGCTCTTCTTGTCTCCTCTAGCAGTTCTTTATTTGTCATCTTCTCTCCTGTTGCTTTTGGTGGTAAAATTCGGCAAGTTCTGCCAGTGAGTCCTTATAAGGAGTTCGTTGTTTGTGCAATCTTTTGCCTTCAGAAGACCACTCTGGTTTTCAACGATTCTCATTCCGTACTTCAAAGACCATTCATCTTGCCGGCAGTGTTGATATAGGTATCTCAAACTCTCTTCGTTATTGTAGGTTATCATCTTCGCGCCACGAGTACTCCCCACAACATAATGTAACCTATGGTGATCAAAGTTTTTGTGGAGTTCTCCATTCTTTCCATACAGCGCGTTGCTTTGCTTCTTGGGAAGTTTGTAGGGCGGATCAAGAAAGGTGAACGTATCGTTACCCGCACCATTCATCACATCCGCGTAATCCAAATTTGTTATCTTTACACCCTGCAACAACTTAGAAACTTCTCGTAGTTTTCGGATCCCAGTAACCGAAAAGTTTTGAATGCTTGCTTGGGGGGAGAATGTGCCACTTTCGGTGAGACCCGAATAGGAACATTTATTAAGTATGTAAAAGTACACACCCTTCATGAACTCGTCGCTATCCTCAATGCTGCTTTTTGCATGCAAAAACAGTTCTCTTGCGCGAGATGTTTGATTCTTGTATAGTTCTCTCTTTTGCTCCTTACCAAGTTGGTTAGAGTCAATAATTTCTTCTATCTGCTTCTTGGTGTTGAGTTCTGAATTCGCTACCTTCAACTCCATAAGTTTTTCAACTAATCGCTCGCTATCATCACGCAAAGCAACCCAGAAACAATACAAGTTATGATACCCATCATTGATCCAATACTCCACCCCTGGTCCGTACTTTTGTCGTACATATAAGAATACAGAACCGCCGCCTACAAACGGTTCCCTATATTCGCTAATATTCTCTGGGAAAAACTTATCTAGTACCTTCATACCCCTGCTCTTTCCACCCGGGTATCTTAGTGGTGTTTTGACCTTCACTCGAACTCCGTTCTTTTGCTATGTTGATCCCGGGAAAAATTCTCTCCCAAAATCTAACTTAGTTATACCAAATTTCAGTTCCTTTGTCAAGGACTTTTTTCATCGTGTAATGAAGATTTTTTATTTCTTTGGAATTTGTGATAATCGCTCCACGTTTGCTACCACCGCTACAACGTTGATCGCGGCAAGAAACATCGGAAACAGGGCACCAATTAGTCCGTCTACAAAACTGCTAGAATACACAAACGAAACAATCACGCCTGAAAAACACAGCACCGTACATATTACACTTATAGTAAGCATAAAAAGTACCCACCCCGCTGGTCGCTTATCAATAAATCCTCTAATCTTTTTCAGCATCTCTGTGCCCCTTTCAAATACTCTCTCTGATGAGAGAGGTTATACATTTTTCCATATCAATCCCCGCTAAAGCAGAATCAGGAATTACGTCCTTAGCAACAACTGTGATGTCCTCCACATCAACTTTAAACATCACAACCGCATCTTTATTAGATGTCTTGCACGAATTCCAATCGCATATGCCAACACGGTTCTTGCCAGTATCCACCAATATCATATAATCAAAGGTCTGCTCCACTTCTTGCTGCCTAGAACGATGATTCTTCAAGACCATTTCCCTAGTGTGTGGAACAGTTTTTGGAAAAAGCGAACCGGCGCTTTTACACTCATACCTTAGTCCATCGACTCCTATAAAATCCATCCCGTCTGCACTATCTCCCACATACTTCAACTGACCGTTGCTGTATTTATCAATTGACATTTCAATAATCTCTGTACGAAGCGGTCTAGTTTGATTGCGTTTCATTCCCTCTACTGAGGATACTACGCCAAAAATTCTACTCCAATCAAACATGCTCCAGTCAATACTCTTTTCCATTCTCTTCTTCCTTTCTATAATTTAAAATGGATATCCCATACACTCTATCTCTATTGTACTGTGGGAAGGAATTCCGGGCGCTAATAGTCTGTCTTTCCGCGTACCAAACACCCTAAATTCTACTATCATTTCCCAACCCCACGTATTTTGGGGATCAGGATCGGCGTCTCCACTGTATTCGTGATATTTGGAGACATATGCGCGCGTTGTGACATGTGAATCTTCGTACCTTTTGGTCGAATCATACACAAAAGAAGATTCCTCCAACAATTCCATTATAAGTTTACCTATTTTGTCTCCCTGTGTCTTCGACGAAAACCTCAGATATTTATCAAAGGGAAACTTGTCCTTATTATATATCCCCTCCACAAATTCTCCAAAAGTCATTTCGGAGGAGAATGTGCTAATCACTTCGTTTTCCATCCCGTTGCCTTTACCATAGCATCAAAGATTATAATTAGATAACAAAACGCCACTACGCCCGCCTCTTTTATTACCATCTTCTTCCCACCAACCATCTTTCTGCACCCCACCTTGTTGAAAACCCGTTTACATTCCCGAAGACGCTCGTGCTTCCGTCTTCGTCTATCTGACGGATAGTATATCTAGTCCTATCGCCTACCTTGCGATGCGTAATGAAATATTTTCCAGCATATAATTCCGGTTCAACCACTATACCAAACGCTTCGAACTTTCTCGCCACTCTCTCTAAATTTGTGATACTAAACTTCACCACTACCCCACTCTATAACAATCTTGCGCTGAGTTTCATGCACTATTATGATTACATCTTTCATCTTGGTCCTTACTTCTCTTAGCACAGGAATAAAATATTCCTCTTCAAGTTTCGAAAGATCATATTCGTGGCGCCACTCACCCTTTGACGCCTTATAGTTGCACCATTCAATTACATGCTCGGATAGGACTCCGACTTTCCTCTTGAAGGTTTCGGAAGGGTTTTTCGTCATCTTTTGAGATCTTTTCTTTTCGTTATTTCTACGAATCCCTTTACGTGCCAAGTCTGCCAGACCATCCCTAGACATTATAAACTTCCTAGCATGCGGCGGCGCAGTTTCACTGCCCCCAAACTCACTATAGACCCTATCTATAGACTCTTTTTTGGGCAACTCTTCCTTCTCAAAGAAAATTTCGGTTTTTTCATTCGACATCGCTTTTCTCCCTATTGTTTAGTTTCTTGAATAGAAACGGCGCGCTCCTTGATCACCTCGAAGAGGCATTCCTCGTAACTATATCTTTTTTGGAGGTCATTGTTGTATAATACCCAAGCATTCATGTAATCCTGAAGTGTGCAACTTGCCTCTGTAAGGGGAGAGACATCTGGAAGAAATTCTTCATCTGAAATGTCGCCATAAGAACCAGACAATTTCATGCTCAAGCGCCTCCTTGTTTCAATTAATAACTAGTATTTTCATGCGTCAATAACAATTATCTTCTCGTTTGTTTTAAAATAGGGCATTGATCCACCATTTCTATCCGTCATCCACATTCTCTGGCACTTACTTGCTATAGGCTTGGGAGCATACATATCCGTCAAAATAATGTGCCCATCAAATCCATGATCGTTTGCATATTTGGTAGGAGCATCAAAATTGGTGCCGCCACACAACACCCTCTCCCTTGCGTGAGACTTTCCCCTCTTCCACACGAATACCTTGTCTTCAAACACCTGGTCGTCGAAAGGAATGACTGTAAACTCTGCCAACTTTGCCAACTCGCCCAACTCCCTGAAGAAAGCAGAGAGCATCCCATCCGAAACGCTGCCAGATTGATCAACGCTGATGGCAATCTTTGCTTGCCTAGATGTCTTCCTCCCAGCATGCACGTAGGGATACCTGCGATTGATCTTCTTGATTGTAGACACCTTGTCTGCGCGCTGAGATGTTTTGACAAAATAACGCAACACCCTCTTCCAATCGAGAGGAGAAGAGGTTATTCTATCAATAATATCCCGGCGTACCGAAGTACTTACACTGCCCCATCCCTTTCCGCTAGCGCATTCCTCTGAGGCAGACTTCACCATCCCCTTCAACCGCTCCTTTGCTATCTCTTTGGTCTGGTTACTAACTTCTCCCCACCCGCCATGATTATCAAACTGACCCTCTCCGGGATTGCTGCCATCATTTTGAAAATCTTCATCTTCCTGGAGACGTTCAAAATACCATTCCGCTGTCTTATGCAGGGGAAATTTTGCAAATTTCCCTTCCCCTGGCATACAACAACCTTCTGGCAATTGGTCTGGCAGATAGGAGTTGATCGCTAAGTCTGTTGCGATATTCCACAGCACTGTAAGTCCTTGCGCCGGAAGTCTAGACGTAACGTGCTCAAAGATCAGATGATAAAACTCATGCTTCAAAACTCCCTTTCTCTTGGTCTGTGAAAGTTTTTGAAAATACTCCGGGTTATAATATAGTATAAAGTGTCCCGTGTCTTCGTCTACGCACACCCCTGCCGTAGGAATAGCATTGCTAGCGCGCTTGTCTACTGATCTAGACAGTGCCGCAAAAAATGGTTCATCGTGGAGAAGAGAGTATATGCTAAAGTTCAAATCAAACATGGTCTTTCCAATCTCTTTCTGCCGCCCAGTCCACATAGGACATCACGCACCTAGAAGCATAGTTATTGTACCTATCAAAATCGATCTTAAGGTTTAGTCTTTCTGCCAATGCCTGCCCGTTTCTCCATGCCCCTATCTCTTCCTCTATAACTTGAATGCGGTATGCGTATGTTCTGGGGGTCTCTCCCGTTGCCTCCGCCTTATGCAATAAATCATATTTCTTACAAAACTGCTTCTCTCTCTTAGAACGGTTCATGAGGTGCCCCAATTCATGCAGCAGCGAATAACACTTATTCTCATCAGACTGTCCGTCGTTTATGACAATAATTCTTTCACTCAACAAATATCTATCTTGCTGACCCGTGTCGAGGACTGTGGTGATGGAGTGATTATTCTTTGCCCATTTCCGAAGAACATTAACGTTCTTGGTGTGTATGCTTTTATATGGCACTTATCATCCCTCCTCTTGATATTCTCCGGAAATCAAATCTACCAAATACTCCTTGACCATGATTCCCTTTTCATCCAACTTGTGCTCCATAAAACTGACAATCTCGGATATCTTCTCTTCATCCTGAAGATTTACAATCTCATTAGTAAAACTAGTAAACAACTTCATTGCTAATTCCCCAGGAATCCTAGACATGTACTCGGCAAGGTTGTTGCGCTGATTTTCAGTTAGTTTAGATTTAAAAATGTCCTCTTGCTCCATCTTCTCAACCATGGCACCATGCTCGTTGATAGTGAAATCCTCTACAAGAGAGAATTTCCCCTCTTCAAGAATATCCGATAAAGACACCTGCCTTTCCCAGTTAGAAGCAAAATCTCTGAATTTAACTGCTGCTTCGAAACCAACAAATGCCTGGGCAAGAACGGAAATTAGCGGACTTTTCATGTCTCCTTCATGGAGGGATGCCAATTGTAGTGCCTTGTCCAACCTTGTCCAACTTCTGCGACTAGGATATACCTTGTTTGGTTCGTAGGATTCCTCGTGCTCCAAGTGATTCCGGTGATTGTTTATGAAGTCCCACACTATATCACTTACGGTACCCTTTGCCCATGACAACCAATCTTCAACCGTGGGTTCAATATCAAAAACCGTGTAACGATCCAGTTCGGCAGGATCCATTTCCCCTACCTGATATTCGGCACCGTGCTCTCCCCCGTTAATGGCAGCAACAACCACCGTGTCGGGGTGCAACTTATGCCCGTTAAGTTCGCGACTATCGTTCAACTGAAAAATGCCTTGTCGCACCTCTTGCGGGGCACGATCAACCTCATCGAGAAAGATGAGAACTGGATTATCGCACCCATACTTGAACCAGTCTGGCGGATTCCACCTAGTAGAGTTGCCCTCGATTGACGGCAACCCCATCAAGTCTCCCTCTGTCATTTGAGACGCTCTGCGCTCGATAACCCCATTTGTATATTTCAGTGTCTTTTCTAGTTGATATACAATCTCAGACTTCCCAATGCCATGGCGCCCCCGCAAAATAATGGGAAGACGTGCGTCCAGTACAATCGAAGCGACCGAAGAGAGTGTCTTGAAATCAATTGATGCCATCTTTTTTTCCTTCTTGTGTGTCTTTTGGTAAAAATTTGTGTTAAAATGTAAGCGTTCTCTGTATGCGTCTAGTCTTTTTCGAAGTTCACATAATAGTCCTTACTCCTCTTGCCCTCATAAAACTCTCCTATTCCATCTCCGCCTGCCAAGATATTCTGTGGTGCCTGGTTTGTCAAATTAGAACAAACTGGAGATACAATCTTGAAGACCTCACTCTCGGCAATGCTTCCCTCTAATTTAATGTTGGGTTTCAATACCCGCGCGGCGACTGGTGTTCCTTGACGATCAGCAAGGACGGGGCGATGTATGTCTCTCAAAGAAATATATCCCACCTCACGTGGGGAATACCCAGGTGGCATTAGATTTTCAGGAGTATTGCCGCCAAAATTCCGGATCTGGATCCATGCTTTGGTCGGGTAGTTGATGGACAAGTTTTTCCACCTAAACCCAGTAACCATTCCCAATATCCATCCCCTACCGACGCCGCGCGGACTGTATTTAATGAGTGTGCCAATGCCCACTCCGCTTTTCTCCAAATCTCCCACTACCAACCTGATCCACTCCCTGTTCGCCAATATTGTACTTATTTTGTCATCATGTAACGATTCACAACTGCGACGGTCATGATCGGCTGTGCCACAATAGGAGCACCTGCGCTTTTTTATTTGTCTGAATTTTGGAACGCGACCTTCTTGTGCATCCCTCTTGTAAGTTTCGCAACCCCTCTTATTGTGTCCGGTACCATAACAGTAACTACACGTTACTTTTGCTCTACCCCACCTGCTCATGCTCGCTTTCCTTTCTTTACCTTGAATTTTTTAATATCACGCTCGTCAACACGACATGTAATTCCGTTGGAAGTCTTCCAGGTCTTGCTGAATGAAGGTTGGGCAATCCTTAGTGCCAAATATTGTTTGCCCCCCTTAAATGCTTGTACCTTTTCGGTCTGCTTGACAATCATAAGAAGGACGCCCGAATTGCGCGTTGATGCTCGACCGGTCACCCAATCGCCAGCAGAAAATTTGGGACTAGATGACACCTCCTCCCTGTAGCGTTCAAAATAAGGATTTTGCGTCATCTTCATGAAGGTGCTTTGGGTGGGAATCCACATCTTTCCTTCGTTGGAAGGATCGGCATGCCAATTGGTGAATTCATTTTGCACCGCCTGGAAGTAGTTCATCCCTTTATAATATCTGATCGCGAGTTTCATTAGCGCCTGCATGCTATCAGATGCCAAGTATTCTTCTTTCCATTTTGCCAAAAGCGCCATTTTATTGTCATCATATTGGCGCTCCCACTCCTCCAACAATTGCACCTGGCGCGCCGAAAGAGTGTGACCATTGCAATATTGATCCATAAATGATTTTGTCAGTTTTACCTTGTAAGAATCTCCTGCCGCAGTCACCTTTTCAAGCAATTGCTCAAGACGTATGCCTATCGTTGTCATCATCGGTGCCTTCCCCTCTCAAAAAACCGTGCAGTTGATCCCTGCTCGCTTAATATTATAGCACATTTAGTCACAAAAGTCAAGTACTTCTTCAAGATTTCCGAAATTTAACGTAACTACATGATATCACATAGGTTTTTCACCCACCTTCGATAATTTCTCCCAAAGAAACCTTTCTTAGTGCCAACTTGAAAGAGGGAATATGCTTCGATCTACACATCATCTCTGCATCCTCCTCTAGAACAATTAAGTGCTGCTCATTTTCTTCCTTATCTCCCGCAATCATGTTTACTGCCTTTTCCAGGGGAACTCTATCATCATACACGTGCCCAGTACTGGGATTGCTTACTTCAAATAGCATGCGTCGCCACCCCCTCTCCTCTGCATATCGCGCAGGTTGTCGAAGGGATCTTTCAGAAGTGGATGCATTGGTCGATCCACCTTTTGACTTCTTGGCGCGTATTCTTCATGAAGCATAACGTTCGCAGTTTTCACAACAGGTGGGATGGAAGGGCGGCGCCATCCCAAATGCCCCATGGTTTGGTCACGACTGCTTTGGAACCAAAATACCCTCACCAAATCACCCGCAATGCCCAAATCGCCGGCGCAAACGACTATTCCCAGCACTGGGAAATCACTCTTTGGATACGATAAGGTCTTGTGTCGTATAAGAGAACCCTTGGTGATCATGCCTCACCCACATATTCTGATTTGGTGCCACTCAGCACACTATCTGTTGGCGCCTGAGCAGATATGAATTCAAAGTAAGGACTGATGTGAATTGAGTTCGCTGCCCTTTTTGAAAAATTGCCAAAAATAATAGAGACATCAAATTTATCTGTATCATATGTTGACATGGTTTCGAGTGCCAACTCATATTCATGAGCAGCAAACTTGAATTCGTGCAATGGGGTCGGTATGGGCAACAGTGAGTCGTCATCCGCCTTGTCATATACTGAAACAGTAAGCACCTTCTCCTCCGGATCAGAATGGGATCTTGCCATTTGTCCTAAAATAGCAGAACCCGCTTCGCTTGTCAAATTGTTTTTTAAAATTTCCCTAAGCATACGAATTAGTTCATCACTTTCTTTCATTGCGCATGCTCCTCTTCTTGTCTAGTTCCCGTTTTAGTTCGTAAACATTAGTTGATAGTCTATCAATAGTATCTTTTTGTCTATCAATAGTATCTTTTTGAGATACAACTCTATCTTTCAATATCATTGATTGGCGCTTCTCCTCTTTTAGGCGCGTGAATAGATCTTCAATCTGGGATTCTCCCTCTTGAATCATCCTTGCCAGATCTGCGGTTGGTACCGCAGTTTCCCTGTTTTGCGAACTCATCGCGCGGTTAACCGCCTCTACAATTGTGCTCTGAATACTCATTTTTTTCTCCTTTTAACTAAAATGTTATGTTTATCACACACTAACTCTCCACCCTTTGTTTGCCACGTCCTCTCATTGAAGCAATATTTACACTTACGCTGAAAGTCTATATCCACCCTCAACATCCTAAAAAGTATATATAATATATATCTTTTCATACGATCAAACATGTTGTACCTTATTGGTAGAATAATAAGTACGCCAAAAGCATCATATAGATGATACAGGAATAAAACTCATATTTTATTTCCTTATATATAAATCCATATGCCTTTACGCAAACAGTGCCCATCAAAACCAACTTAACTGCAAGTATGTTCTGGGCAATCAAAAAGACAAGCAAGGAAGCAAACAAAATTACTGTAACATAATGATATTGCCTCATACTCCTCTTCCCTTCCTCCTCTTTATCCATATTCTCTTACCTCCTTAAACGTCCAATGCCACGGTTCTTCCGGAACATCATTATAAAATCCATATTCTTTCGCATTTCTCTTCAACCACCAAAACAAAATTGTCCTATATTTCTTGCCCTTGATGGTGCGGCGCGTTCCGGCAATGTCTACTGATATGCCTTGCTGGTGATTGCTCCACCCGGGTGGTGCTGCAACACTCCCCAGTCTCCTTCTTAGGATACGCTGCTCATGATGGGTTCGATATGCGGACACTGCTCGTATATATATTCCTTGGCGCGCGGCGTCTACCATCATATCTCTAAAGTTTTCTGCTGCGCGACGAGACAAGAACATCTTTCTATTTTTTCTATCCCGCTGCTGAATTGGACTAACCACTAGTGGCGAGGGGCGCCCTTCCAAGTATGCAGTAACTACGATGGGTTGGCGCGCCGAAGCATCTAGCGAATTTCCTACTAGGGAAAACATTGCGGGAACAAGAAGCATGTTGAACACTATTTTTTCCTTTCACAGCGGAGAAAGATCTTGATCTTCCATCCACATCTCTTTCTCTATTCCGAACCAGTATACCAGCACCCCTCCAACTAGGGCGGGCGGCGATCCACTGTCCATAAAAAAGCATCTCTCTTGGGTGGCAAAAGGCAGATCAAAAACGTCAAAACTCCATCTCTCCGTTGATATAACAACGCCTATTCCCGCCCGGAAACCTAAATCTCCCCTTAAGTATACCAGATCACCATGGGCAATGTCAAGCTTTTTTTCAACTACATCTTTATTGAATTCGCGAATAGACATCATACCAATAACTAGTTGGCAGTTCTACTCTCCTTCTGGCAAACACACGTTTGTAAAAATTTCTTGCAGCATTATAGTATACCTACTTCCTTCTGCTGGATCTATAGCAAAATATCTGTCGAAGTCTCCATAAATAACATCGTCCCAACTCCACAGATATCCTGGTTTTGAAATAACAAACACTTCTATCTTATCGCCGGCAACACATTCGCCTATTGCACAATTATTGGTGTGGGGAGCAATATTGGATTCTCCTAGGTTGTCCCAAGACTGTGCCGGTTCGTCTGTAATCATTATTATGTAGGGATAGGCATCGTCTCTCCACCCTATGCCAGCTGGGTCGTCGGGGCGCACCAGATCATACATCGTATCATAACTTGGTTCTGATCCTCCGCCATTACAATCTAGATTTGCCAATTCAAATAAGAAAGATGTCACGTCAACAAGAGGAGGAATTGTCATTACTTGATACCTGGGTTGATATTCCCCTACTGGTGAATAGTTGGGAGGGGGGAACACAACCAACCCAAACCTATGTTCCGTATCTTCGAAGTCGGCAATATATGCCATTATTCCCTGCGCCAGTGCGTCTACATAATTGCACATGGAACCAGATATATCAATAGCAAATACCATATCAACTTTCTCATGAGAGTTCAGATCTTCATCAATCTCTCCATCGCAGTCATTGTCCAGTTGATCACACACTTCTTCCATGGGAGATATTTCACCTTCGCATATTCCCCACTCACCCTCTATGCATGTGGTGGTGCCAAGTTTACATTCGCCAACTCCCACCGTAGAACTATCCTGATTTCCACAAGATGACTGCATCATATCTATTATGTCGTCACAGTCATCGTCCCAGTTATTACAAACTTCGGCCTGAATGCCTGTCCAGTAGCAGTCTCCCCACATTCCAAAAATATCACAATATTCTACCCCGATACCACAATTCCTATGCTCTCCGCTTACAGGATCATACATATTCTCCTCCTGGCACGTCCTAGAATCGCCTACAATGCACAAACATCCCTCATCCACCTCTCCGTCGCAGTCGTTGTCGATCATGTCGCATATCTCATCCTGCGGCGCAGGAGCACTACAATTATCCCAAATGCCACCAGAGCACTCTTCTACGCCATACCCACATTCAGTTTCGCAAAGTCTTTCTAAATTTTCATCAACAAACCCATTGCAATCATTATCAACAGCATCACATGCTTCATTCTGCGGATAGACGGCATCGATACAATACATCTCGCCCGAGACGCACACCCCATAACCATATGAGCACTGCCCTATGGTGCTTTGCGGTCCACATGGTTCTCCCTCTCCCCATGGAGAATCATCAACTTCTCCATTGCAATCATTGTCTATTAAATCACACTGTTCTGGCACTGGGAAAACTTGCCCCAAACACCCTGACCATGCACCATCAACACACTCTACAACACCTGTCCTACATGGAGAATTCTCATTAAATACTGCGCTCTCTCCACCAGTCCAACATTCGAATGGTCCTATGTTGTCTATTTCGCCATCACAATCATTATCCACGCCGTCACACACTTCTTCATTGCCTGGAAATGCTGCTGGGTCGTCATCATCGCAATCTGTTTTTGGTCCCAAGCAAGAATCTGGATCGTTGAATGAATCATTGTCTTCATCTATAAACAACCCATTATCTGCTATGCCGTCGCAATCATTATCCAAACCGTCACATGTCTCTTCTGTTGGGTTTATTTGACCAATGCAGATGTCTTTGTTTTCCTCATCGCAGTCAGTGTATCCTAATCGGCATTCACCCTTCGTGCGAGAGATGAAACTCTCGTCCAACACTTCTATTCCGCCATCAGAAAGATTTACGCAAGGTTGGGGAGGCGGACACACATATGTTAGATTCTCATCGCACGAACACCCATGCAACAAAAATAAAAATAAAAGTGCTAAATAGGTGTGTCTCGCCATATGTATCCCAGATTCTACCCTTTACCAGTCTCTTCTTTTTCTAGTTCTTTTTCCTGCTCATGCTTCTGAACTAGTTGTTGAAATATGCCCTTTTCGTATAAATCCATGAGATTCCAAATCTCTTCGATAATGGTGGCGCGCGCGGAATCGATCAAGTCCTTGTCGCCACCCATCTTGATTAGGTTATTTTTTGTCGCCTCAGCACACATACTCAAAGAAAGGAATGTACTCAGCGTTGACTTAAATCCTTGGTAGTAGGACTTCTTCAGCATAGAGTCCATCATTTCGCTATATCTGCCGTATGCCTCTTCCTTAATTTCTTTCTTTATCACACTCTTTTCCTTCTTATCCAGTCTCATTCTGGTCCCCTTCCATAGCACTCTCTATTATATTGTTTCTTCTGCTCACTTCCACTCTCTTTATCCAATCTGCTATTGTCTTATCTGATGCCTCTATAAAAGTTCTTCCCTCGCCATTGCAATAATCGCACGCATATGTACGATTCCTGCAAACCATACACACACTCTTCACATAAAGAATACTGTCGTCCATCTCATATTTGTTCCGGAATACCCTTGACAGCAAAAGAAAGGACACCATCCATCCTCTTGATGTTCTTTACTAATTCGCTAATTATACTACTAACCGAGGCATGCCCCAGCACATACCTATCTACCTTGAGGGACAAGAGAGACATATCCTCTCCTGCTCGCGGCTTTTCTGCCGACACGATATATACCACCGTTATCCCCTTGAGAGCGCGGATATCATTCAAAATATCTTGCTTTCCTCGTTCCTTCGTGCTAGCATTTTTAAGAATTGCTTCAAATTTAAAGTCGGGCATCTCTGTGCTCTCTCGCACAAAATACTTAAAATTCTCCATTATTCTTTTCATGACCATAAAATAACTAGTTTCCTCTACAACTTATCGCTTTTGCCTTTTCCCCAAAAATGCACATTCTCCCTCTGGTCGGTAACCAGAAGCGCTTCTATATATGATTTTCCGGTCTCCCCCTTCTTGAAGGTGTATTGATAGATGGACAAATTTCCGTAAGGAGAATTCTGCTCTTTCTTCTCATACTTCTTCCTCTTGGGGGGTCTATTGAGATACTCGACGCACTCATTCATGATATCTTCCTCTGTCTTCCAGGGAGGCGCCTGACATAACTGATCGGTACTATCATAGTCGATATAGGCGGCTACCACCCAGCAACTCTTCGCGAAACCTTTCAGATCCCAAAAATTCGAACCATGGTACCTGCCCTTGCGGAATTCCTCCGGTGTGCAGGAAATATCCCTCAAACTACAAATAATCATTTTGCTCCTTTCTCTTTTTGAATATAAGATCGCAACTCGGTGTACCCACCGATCATCTCTACTTTTCCGTCGGCGCGATGCTTGAGAACTATAGGGACTGTCTTAAAATTCAATTCCCTTTTAATTCCGTCCTCAAATGGTTTGCAGTGATCAATGACAGTCACCACAAAATCCCTCTTCTCTTCCTCCAAGAGAGTGATCGCATCCTTGCAAAAGGGACATTCCACCTTGCAATAGACATGAATATATTCTACCACCTTTCACCCCCTCAATAGTTGCTTTTTCGTAGCATAACACTTTTCTTGTATTTGAGAGGGGGAACCCGCTACAGTAACAGTAGAAGAGAATCCTCCGCTATTTAATGTGATTGTAGAAAATGTAGTGTATTCATTGAGTTCTTTCCACGGTAATTTTCCCTCCTGAAAGAGGGAATTGAGACTAGTGTCTTCCCGGATGTTTACAATATTTTCCGGGTTTACAAAAACTTCTCCCATGTCATATCCGCGACTACTTCCCACGCTCGCCCTTTTTGTTACTTCTATAAGTTTTATAAGCATTTTTTGCCCTTTCTTTTTTTATTATTTAGTCCACGACACTCGCGCGCATGCACAATATGTAATTTGCCCTTCCAGAAAACCACATATTTATCCTCCATATGATCGCTCCTTTGGAGAATCATGCCCACCGATGGTTTGCTCACTCTAGCGTAACCAAGTGTTGCCATCGCCATGCCGTAATCATCTGGCGAGCATCTGTGCGCCGCTCTAAAATCCACCCAATCAAACAGGAGGCATCCTTGGCGCAAGTATACCAGATCTCCTCTCTCATAGGGGACACTACTCATCCTCTTTCATCTCCGGCGGGAGATCTGGTTCGGGCAATAATTCAGCGCCCGAATGGTGCTGGGCATATCCCTCTAGGATACTCATACAATCTCCTATTCTATTATCTAACTTATAAAGAAGCAACCTTACCTCTTCCAAGTCTACCAGAGCATGCTTGATGCTTCCGCTATCCGCCAATCTTTTCACTGCTCGATCCAGGACAGAGGTGCCGCCCCTCATCTTGGCAGATGCTATCTCTAGCAACTCTGCCATCTCTTCCGGGAGATCTTCTAGTGCTCCCCTTAGAGATATTTTAACCTCTTTTACCATTAAAAGATCTCCTTCCATTTTCTAATAATATATTATATCGCATCTTGCGCCGCTTGTCAAGTAAAAAATTAAGATAAAATTTTAGTAACAATATAGGCGAATATTCCGAGGGTAGAAGACACTAGCATCCATATGAACCGAGTAGAAGTTTTCTGCCATGATTCTAATTCTCGTAACCTAGCGTACAATCCTTCATCCGGGTGGTAAACTGCCTCTTTCACCTTTGATATGTCCTCGGCCATGTCTTCTTGCTTTTCTTTTAACTCATCTATTTTCATGTCCAGCATATCCAATTTCCCATCCAGCATTGTTAAACAAACTTCTTTTGTTTCTTTTGTTGACGCCACAACGATTCCCCCGTGCAATATTTATAAGTAGTTCCCTATTTGGATATAATCGCATGACTGCTAGTCAAAAGAGTTCCTGCTGCCGATGCAGCGTTCTGAAGTGCAGATCTTACCACCTTTAGTGGATCTATGATCCCCTCTTCGAACATATCCACTGCCTCGCATTCTCCAAAATCCTTACGCAAATCAAATCCGCGACCAGCATCTAACTCTCTTGCTGCGTTCAATATAACATCTGGCTTGCCCCCTGCGTTTTCTACCATTTGGCGCAGAGGTGCCGCAACCGCTCTCAAGACAATGCTAGCGCCGCATGATTCTTCTGTGCCTTCCTCACAAAAATCTGCCAGGTTCAATCGAGAAGCAACGCTTAGGAGTGCCATTCCGCCGCCTACCACGATACCCTCTTTTTGTGCCGACTTTACCGCCTCAAGTGCGTCTTCGACACGGTGCTTTTTCTCAGTCATCTCTATTTCTGTGGCGCCACCAACACTAATGACAGCAATTCCGCTCGCCAATCTCGTTATTCTCTCTTGTATCCTTTCGCACTCATGCATGCCACTTGTTTTCTCGAAAAGACTCTTAAGCGCATCGATCTTCTCTTGCACCTTATCCTCTTCCCCCTTCCCACCTACTATGGTGGTAGAAAACTTCTCGCATTCAATTGTCTTGGAACTTCCTAGGTGCTGCAACTTCACATCTTTCAACTGCATGCCTGAACTGCGGGAAACAAAAGTTGCACCCACACTCACGCAAAGATCCTCTAAAATATTCCTGCGCTCTTCGCCATAGTTGGGCGCCTTTATCGCTGCAACCTTCATGGTGCCGCGGACTGCATTCATGATCATGGCAGCTAGCGCCTGACCCTCCACCTCTTCGCACACCACTATGAGTGGTCTACCGTCTCGCGCCGCCAGTTCTAGAACGGGAAGGATATCTTCAACAAACTCAATCTTCTCATCTGTCACCAAATAGAGGGGGTTATCATATCGCATCAGACCCCTCCTCTCATCATTGACGAAGGCAGTTGCAGTATACCCACTATCAAACCTGAATCCTTCCATGACATCCAGAGAAGTGTCTAGGGATCTTGCCTCTTCGATGGTTATGCTGCCGTCGTTACCTATCATGTCAATCGCAGTAGAAAGAAGTTTCCCTATTGTCCTATCGCCATTGGCAGAAATTGTGGCAATGTCTTCTATGTCTTCCAGTCTTGTTACCTTGCGCGCATCGCTTCTCAGGTTCTCGACCATAATTTCAGTTGCCTTATCAATGCCCCTCTTGAGTTCAACGGGCGAAAGACCTGCTACCAAATGCTTCTGTGCCTCTACTAAAATTGCCCGGGCAAGAACTGTCGCGGTCGTAGTTCCATCCCCAGCATTGCTGTTGGTCTCCTCGCTTGCTTGTTTAATTATTTGGGCGCCAACGTTTTCAAAGGGATCTTCAAAATCCACAAATTTGGCAACAGTTACTCCATCCTTGGTAATCATGGGGTTGTGTCCGGGCGCATGAAGTATAACATTTCTCCCTTTCGGTCCCATCGTAGCAGCAACATTGTCTGCTAACTTATTAACCCCCTCTAAAATTTTCTGGTTTAAACCATCTTTTGTGCTGAGATAGTGCTTAGTCGCCATTGATCCTCCGATATTTATCGATTTTATTCATCTCTATCTTCCTTTCATATTTTTGAGATTTTAAGAAATAATATGCTAATCTCCTTATTTTCCTCTTGTCCTTGAAGTGTAATACCTTCTTCCAGTAGTACTTATGCGCACATAGGAGTGGGAGCAGGAGAATCCCGTAGTACACCTCGTAAACAATTGCGCGAAAAAAGAAAAACATTGCCGCATATATTCCATAATAATTTATTCACCCTCAATAATTAGTTTTCCTAAAATGATCTCACGTATATTATATACACATTTTGATCGTTTGTCAAGCAAAAAACCACCCGAAGGTGGTTTTTTATTTTACTGTTTATCAACTATATCGATCATCATGAAACGTCTCTCATGGTAAGGCGCCTTGGTTGGATAACCTTTCGCGGTCCTCCTGGGCGTTTATTGCCGGGGAGTTTCTTTTCAGGTGCCTTTGGCGTTCCGTCGAGCGCTTTCAATACTGCTTTCTTCATTTGAGGATAATTTCTAAAATCTTTTCCAGCGCGTAATCCCAGGGCGGATGCGAGTTCATCTACATCTTTTTGACCACCCCCGAATCCCTCGGGAGCATTAGGGTGCGCCTTTATAGCAGTGGTGATATCTTCATATCCTGTTCGTGCGCGCTTTGATTTTTCTCCACGCTTTTTGCGCGCTGCGTGCTTCTTGCGCGAGAGTGCCGGGTCTTCAGACGGGAGTCTCTTGGCGCGTTGTGCCATTCCGTGAGCAACCTTAGCGGCATAATCTTGTTTTTCAAACTCTTTGCCGCCGCCGCCGCCCAATCCCATATCTATCGCGTTGGACCAAGTGTCCCACGGACCTTCATGCATTTTTATTTTTTTTTTTGCCATCTCTTCGAGACGCTTTGTGACGTTTTCAGCGATGGTGGAGATTATCTCCTCCAAATCTTGGGTCTCTTCTTGGACCTCTTCGCTTTCCTCTAATTCTTCGACCTCTTCTTCGGCGCCAAGTTCTACTTCTTCGCCATCGCCAAGTTCTACTTCTTCTTCCGCGCCAAGTTCTACTTCTTCGCCCGCGTCCTCATCTGCCACATCGACAGAGACTCCAGTGTGCGCTTCTACAGCATCAGCAATTGCCCGAACAAGAGCAGTAACATCCACCTCTTCCTCTTCCTCGCCGCCAAGTACTTCCTCGCCGCCAAGTTCCACTTCGTCTTCGACTTCTACCTCTTCTTGCTCGTTTACATATGCTTCATCGCCCTTCTTCTCGCCGCGCGCACCGTCATCTTCCGTATCATTGAGTTCGTCATCTTTCTTGGTGCCCTCTTCTTGGACTTCCTCTTCTTGGACTTCCTCTTCTTGGACTTCCTCTCCTTCATAAAGTTTCTCGACGAAACCGGGAGTGAGAGGTTCTATGTTCGCCAATTTCATAAATTGGCGTACAGTCCCTTCCTTGAGCAATGTTTTCTTTTTAGTCATGATAGAAGATCTCCTTTTGTGTGCAAATATGATATGCTACACTTTTACGATTATAAATAGTTTTCAAAAACTAGAAAAAGCCATCATCGAGAACAAAAAATTCATCTCGCAACTTATCTTTATCAATTTTATCAAGTGCCAAATCTTGTATCTGCTTAATGCGGACAAAACTTAGGTTTAATTTATCTCCCACCTGATGAAGGGTCATCGCCCCATTCTTCTCTATAGAGACCAAACTACAGTTCAAATCTTCATCACAATCCATCCAAAGGCGGCACTCCTTTTTATTACAATTCTTGTTCGCTGCCACACACTCATTAGCACATTCTTTCATGTTATATACCCAACTCCTCATCAAACATGTCAAACAAATCTTCTATCTCGTCTTTTGATAGTCCAAATTGTTTTTCTTTATTGTACAGCAATTCTCTCTCTTTGTCAAGTATTTTCTGCCTAGTCATCGTATATAAATTTTTTCTCTTCTTGAATGATAGAATATATTCCATAAACAAAGGATCCTCCTCTAGAAAAGAGGATACGACACCCCGAAAAAACTCTCGTTTAGTGATGCCTTCGTGCTTTAACTTAATTAAGAGATTAGCATAGGTGCTATCTTTATCTTCAAATCCTATTATCATTGCTTTTGAGCGTATTCTTCCAACACGCTTATGGCGTGTTGCCAGCAAGATGGGCAATAAAGTCTAACTACTTTCTCTTCGTTGCGCACAACCACATTCCACGTAGTCACCATCTCTCTATCTGCCTTATTGAATGGATCGCAACACGCGCTGCATTCATCGGGCAGACGGTCGAACATATTTAATTTTGCTTGTAATTCTTTTTGTGCCCTCTTATTGTCGAGGGTCGATTTCTTTCTGATCTTCCGAACCATGTCTTATTTCCATAATTGCGCGTAAAGCGCTGTTGATCTCTGGTATCAATTGAGTATGCCTAGCAGTCCATCCCGGGTATTTATCTCCCTCGTGATCCGGATCCCCATGATCCGTTCCAGAGGCAGCATTAATGGAAATGTGAATCAACTCATGAACAAAAGAAGTCTCTTCTATAGAAGCGCCTTCTGGGACATATACCTGTATAAGACCCTTCCCATGTGCCAACCCTATAGCTACACCCTCTGGCACGAATGTGCCGTCCATTTGATACCCATTCCGGAATGTCATCTTCTCGGTGCGCCACTCTATTATAAGATTGTTGAGGTTACTCAACACAGCGTCAGCGGTATCACCAAAAGCCGCATACCAATAAAGGTAAAAAACATTCAGTCCAATAGACACCGCCTCCTTGGGATACAGTTTGCAATTATCCTGCTTTTGGTATGTAAATTTGAATCCCGGAATACGAGTAAAGTCGCTGGGTGTAACACAGTCGTATGTCCCGTCAATCCTATTCCATATGTGCATTTTAGATGATATCGCGAAACAACCAAGTGAAATGTTCGCGAACAATATCATCACAAAGCACGTATGCGGCAATATCTTTGTCACACAAATAACTAGTTCCCTATCTCTCTATTGACCCCACGAGTGGCGCAAGGCCGCGGTGGTACCAATTAAACACCACAACCGCAGAAGGGAAAGGAGCGCCGGATTTGGCATCTCCAAACTTCAATCTACCCTTCACAAAGTATATCTCTGCTGCCCTCATACAATATTCGTGCCAATAGGAAGTGTCAGTCCTCGCCGGTATAAGCATTACAACCGTATTGCCGTTGTTCTTTGCTTCCTCGTATGATTTTTGAATCCACCTCTTTATGTCCCTTCCGTATGGGGGGTTCACAAAGACGTTTCTATTCCGTCCCCAACTTTTTGACAACCCATCGTCTTCTTCTGTATAATACTTCTTGCATTTTGCATTTTCTGGCGATGCACATGGATCAAGATCAAACCTGAACCTATCATCCAGTATATCGAAAAAACCTTGAGGGGTTGCCCAAGATGTTTCATTGCTGCTAAACATTACTTCCTTAGTATGCTTATCCATTTTCAGATCCTTCCTTTCTATATTGTACTGATTGAGCGGGAAATGGGATTCGAACCCACGACTTCAACCTTGGCAAGGTTACACTCTACCACTGAGTTACTCCCGCAAAGTGCTCGTCTTTCCGAGCCGTCATCCCGTGCTATAGCATACGACTCATCCTGGGAAAGGGTAGAGTCCGAACTTATTCATCTTTCGCCTTCATGATCGAAATACATGTCAGCATATCGCAAAGTAGACTCTCGCACAGTATTATCCGCGAAGAGTTCTCCCTGGCGTCCTTTCTTGTCAGTACTCCCCAAGGCGCCATCCTTCCTGTCGCTCATAGCAATAGGATAATAATTGTACAAATCTTTGTCATGCTTCTCGAATGCCTTAAAGTGTACAACCGGGTACATCACTACTTGGGCAATCTTGTCGCCCAAGTAAATTGTTTGCTCCTCTTTGCCTACGTTGTGTAAATTAACAAAGACTTCTCCGTCATAACCTGGGTCGATGATGCATGCTCCCACAAGCAAACTTCGCTTAGACGCATTGCCTGAACGGTTCTTTACCTCCAGGCAATAACCATGTGGGATGCCAAACCTATATCCAGTCTGGAACAAGGCGGTACCTCCCGGTTGTAATGTTATTTCTTGCCCATCTTCTGGGTTGAAAAACAAGTCCAACCCTGCATCACTTGGGTTTGCCCTAGTCGGCGGAATAACATTCTCCCTAGTTCTAGTATACTCTAAGATCATTTTTTGCCACCGGCGGCGCCATCTGTCGTGCTCATTGTCGTTTGCGTAAGCGGGCAATATTCCAATGGCTTCAATCGCTTGATTGGTTTACCATCAAGTTTTGCCTGCACCATTGCTAGGGCATACGAATAGAAAATCACGGTCTTGACTCTCAAGTCTTTGTCTTTCCTCTTCTTTGCCTCCAACTCATCAAACTTCTTGCTGAAGAGGTTGAGAGGATCCTTCTTTTCCGCAAATGTGTTATCCACTAGCGATTTGCACCACCCAAGAATATCATCCTTTCGACCCGGATAAAGAATCGCGAATCCAATAAAGGCTGACCTCACCGTAACCTGACTATACTTACTCTTCGCCATGGCTTGGTAGAATTCATAAAATGTTTCCTTATACTTTATGGCGAAGTCGCTTATTTCGTTGTTTGACGGCGCCAGATAAGAGTTTGTTCCAAATCCCTTCGTGATTCTTTTCGCATCCGATGATAGCATGTTCTTATACTTGATGTCCTGCGCACCATGCTTGATATCTAACAAGTCCGACACACTACGTGGCATGCCCTGATCCATGACATTGGCAATCTCCGGTAGACAATTTCGCATAACCCCCATCACGAACTGGGAGTTAGTTTCCAGGATTGCCTTCAGTCTATGCTGTCCGTTGATGAGAGTGTCATTAGTATCAATGCAAATGGGATCGCCAGAATAATCCTTAAATTCCCCACTTTCAATAATTCTCTTGTAATATTTTACCTTTTGCTTATTCACAGTACGATTGCCTTTATTTTTCGCTAGCAGATCTTTGGCGACTGTGGCATCGACTATCTCCCAACCATGAGTTGGCGGGACTTTCCCTAAATTTAAATTTTGCACTGCGCGGTTTAAATTTCGCACATTATTTTCATTCTTCACTACTCTTCTCCTTTTCCTTAATTGGTTTTATATGGTTTTTGCTCCTGTCAATTTCTACTTCAAACAATGTCTCGCGATACCCAGTGATTTCACCATCATTATAGACGATAACAAAATCATCCTCGGCACCACTAGGATCTCTCACTAGTTCCATCTTGACCATTCTTTCACTTTCCTTTCTATTAGTTCAGCAAATCTGGAAATGCAACGATTTGCTCATCGAGACATCCCGAATCCACAGTGCCACCATCCATTTCGCTACATATCAGTTTATCATCTTCTGCACAAGATGTCAAGCATAAAAAGCATGCTATCATAATTTTTTTCATCTTACTTACTCCTTTTTTTGAGAAGAGGAACAATCTTTTCCATCCTCTCCTTAGATTTCTCATAGTATCCTATGTCTAGTTCACACCCAACAAACCTTCTGCCTGCCAATTCGCACGCTATCATAGTCGAACCAGATCCGCCAAAAATATCCAACACAACGTCGCCGGGGTTGGTGTGTGCCCTAATGACCCTCTCTAAGAGTTCTAGTGGTTTTTGGGTGGGGTGCCAACCGGCATACTCTATCGACATAGTGTGGTTATTTTTATGCCACACATCAGTTGGAAGTTTGCCGAGCGGATTATTCTGAGCGTTTCCCCTTATGTTCTTTGCCATCTTATAGGGTATGCGCACATCGTCTGCATTAAACAAAAATTCTTTTCCCTTTGAATACATCAACAAATCTTCGTGCTTTCTTGGGAAAGTTTTTCTGGTTCTTCCCCCCCAATCATAGGACCAAACAATCCAATTCTGATAATGCAATTCCTCTTGAGAATTGAGAACATTCAATTTGTACTTCAAAAAAGTATCAGTCTTCGTAGTCCCCCACACATAAAGGCACCTTCCCGGTTTCAAAACGCGGACACATTCAGATGTCCATCTCTCACACCATTCAAGATATTCCCCTTCACTCTCCCACTGGTTATCCCACCCATCCTTTATTATCTCAAAGTATGGAGGATCAGTGAGGACTAGATCGACAGAATCACTCTCTACCCGCCCAAGGAAATCCAGACAATCCATATTCAAATACATACTACCCCAACAACCTAAAAGTGTGCCGTATACTTCTAGTGCTAAACCCCCATACTGGATCACACTCTAACTTTGCCATATACGGGCGGTTGAGATGTATAACATCTGTGCTCCTCACGCCCCAACACTTGATCGCAGTGACTGTGCTGTTCTCGTCTATCACCTCTACGAGCCACCAATCTTTCCCGAACTTCGTTTTCTTCGGAATCACCTTCCTCGGGATAAACCACACCACTCCCAAATCTGGATCGTACTCGCTAATCGGAGGAACATACTTATCTTCCAGTCTTTGTTTGATTTCAGATGACATAACCAAATCGAATGGAAACAGTCCAGTCAGATCAATCAAATATTCTAACTTTTCTTCAGGAGAAAAATTTCCTACATCTGAGAATTTTGAAATGTTTTCAATTAGATTCTTTTCTTTTCGGGGTCTTTCCGAAACAACTGCCGTCCAGAAATGCTTAAGTCCTACGAACCTTTCATCAATTAAGTTGTTCATCGCCTGAGATCTCACCAACGCATCAAGACTCTTCTTGTTTACTTTTGAATATGACATGCGGTCGTGAAACAGGAACTCCTCCACGGTGGCGAAAGGACGATAATCTATGATCTCTTTTATTGCTGCGGCGCCCAACCCCTTCACACTGGTAAGGGGTTGTATGAGCGTCTCTCCCGCCTCATCTATTTCCCACGAAAATCCACTAGTATTGACATCCAACCTTTTTATGCCAAACCCCATGCTCTGAGCAATGTTGATTGCCTTCTCTTTGCGTGTTTCTGGTTCCTTGTCTAAGAAGGCGGCAGTCCACTCAACTGGATAGTAAGTCATCAACCACGCACACTGAAAGGATAAGATGCTATAGCTCAAGGCATGACTCTTGTTGAACCCGTACCCAGAAAAATATTCAAACTTGTCCCAAAGATTTTGCGCAGTGGATGGATCTATGCCATGCTTGGTGCAGCAACCCTCAATGAATTTCCGGTGAATCTTTGCCTTAATTTTCGCCTTTCCGGCGCCCTTCTTAGTGAGAATTTTGCGCAAAAGATTGCCCTCATCCAAACTTAGATCTTGCCCCAGTCGATGCGCCAACATAGCTATTTGCTCTTGGAAGATAAGAAACCCGTAAGTCTCTTGTGTGACTTCCCTCACTATGGGGTGCGCATATTGAATGCTCTCTGGATTCTTCTTCGCCTCAACGTAATGCTGATCTACCTTAGCAGACAAAGGTCCAGGTCTATAAATACTCGTGATAGCAGATAAGTCCACAATATTGGTTGGTTTTGCCTGCTGGCAAAATCGCTGTGCTCCACCTTCAGTAAACTGAAATATTCCCGCCCACTTCCCTTTGTGGAAAATATTTTTATATACTTTCTGGTCTGTCAGATCGATTACCTTGGGGTGTAATTTTTCATCATAAAAATCCCTAACATCTGCAAAGGACGGATCCTTGTTTCCATAATGTCGCTTGAGGACGTGCCGAATAGCACTCTCCATCATGCGTAAAGACGCCAAACCCAAGATGTCGAACTTAATGAACCCCATTGGTTCCAGGTGCCTAACATTTTGACCCTCGCTCCATGGAGTCTGTCTAACGCCTCCACTGTTGATGAGGGGCATACACTTATCTAGGTCGTCGCCCACAACTATTCCACCTGCATGGCGAGAGCAACTCCTAATTTGCCCATACAAAGCATCTACGTGCGATTCTATCTCAGGATACTTCCTGAAGAAATCGCCGAGTGACGCACTATATTTCTTTACCTCTTCAAAGTCTGGTATATAGAGTCCTGCCGCCATTCCTTTTGCTGCCTTTGCGGCAGGCGTTGCTTCCTGCATCATTCGCATGGTAACAACATTTACTTCCTGAAAGGGGATATTGTTCATCTTACTAATGTCTTTGATCAGTGATTTCAATTGAAGCGTATTCCAATTAGAAATAGGAACTACCTTATCCTCTCCCCACTCCTCGATCAAGTCTTCCTTTAGTTCCATCGGATCTGAAACGTCATAGTCAATATCTGGAAATCCGACATCCTTCTGATTCCTCGTCATAAACCTCTCGAACAGCAAATCGTGTTCAATGGGATCAATCTGGGTAATTCCAAGAACGTATGAGACCAAAGATCCGGCGGCGCTGCCACGCGCTGGCCCGACTAACTGCTTCGATATTGCAATATCGGATATCGCTTTCATTGTTAGGAAATATTGCGCAAAATCATTAGCGTTAATTACTTCTAGTTCCTCGTTCAACCTCTCTACATAAACGGCGTCTTTACCAAAGCCGGCTTGCTGAAGTCCCTCAGTCGCGCAATCAACAAGGGTTGCGGCGGCGGTTTTATCATCGGGGACCACAAAACTTGGAAGCCGTACCTCGTTACTTGGTAGGAACCGGGATATTCTTTCGTGGGCAATGTGATATGTTTCGGTGATAGAGTCGCGCACCACATTATCATCATATTCGAATCCACAGGCTTCTGAATACTTTTTGTACGAATCCCACATCTCATCGCCATTCTTTGGGTAAAGTTGATAAGGCATCTCCTCAAGACTATCAGGCAGTTTGCTTTCATTTTTAATTCCCTTCCATCCAATTTGCTTATATACTTCTCTCTGCTTCCATAAAGAAGGGTTGGGGTAGTGACTATCTGCCGTACTTACTAGTTTAATGCCAAACTCTTCGGCAACCTGAATGACATATTTGTTTAGTTGATGCTGTTCTTTGATCCTATTCCATTGAACCTCGGCGTACCATCGATCCCCAAATATATCCAACATAGTTTCGGTAGTATCTCTCATCGCCCTCAGAACACTGTCAGATCCCTCTTCTCGGTTTTCCCAAAAGTCACCAGCGTACACCCCTCCCAAGCACGCAGAAGAAGCAATAATTCCTTCGTTATGCTCTTTAAGCAGCGCCGCATCCATGCGCGGAAACCTATAGTGGTTTTCGTCACGATAACTCTTAGAGACCAATTGGAAGAGGTTATGGAGTCCTTTTTGATTTTGTGCTAGCAAGACCATGTGGCGGCGGCGATTGAGAATGTTCTTTGTTACACTCTTGGTATCTTCCTCCACCTCAACCGTAACACCACTTACATCACCATCAATACTCTTTCCCCTTCCCTTGCTATTTGCGCGCTCTTCCTTTATCCTATCATAGTCGCGGCGCCATTCATCGATGGAGGGTATAAAGTATGCCTCTAATCCAAATATTGGTTTAAAGTCTTTTCCTTCCTCGCTCATCTTCTTCGCGTGCATCACCTGATATGCTAAACCATTCATGTTTCCATGATCAGTAAGCGCGAGCGCATCCATGCCATTCTGATATGCGAAATCCATATGCTCTGCTGGATATCCTAACCCGTCAAACACACTCGCCACGCTGTGTGCGTGTAATCCAACAAAGGGAATTTTTGATTCTTTTCTTTCCAATGGAATTTATCTTTCTACTCGAAGTGAGTTTCTAGAGTTTTAAGTGACTCTTCAGCTTCCGACAATTGCTGAGTTAACTTGCTCATACTCTCGATCACACCTTCGTGATCTGCAACCGCTAGCGGTTGGTCTAAATATAGTTTTAAAGTTACGAGACTCTTGTCTCTTGTTGCCCTGTAATGACTCTTCAGGGCATCTAAAAATTCTTTATTTTTTACTTTTCTTTTCATTCTTCAGTCTCCTATGTTTCACTAAGTCGCCGGACTTCACTTATGCTTCTCCACGACACTTTTCTTCCCCAAAAAGTGGGCAACTCCCAACCAAGTTGCCCGTTCCACCCACTACCAGCAGGGTAACTTCATTTGCTTTAACTATTACTGGATATCAATAACAGTCGGTTTTGCTTCTTCCGTAGGCGGAATAACAATTTTCAACAACCCATTTTCAAATGAGGCGCCCGACTTCCTCATGTCGAGTTGATGATCGTAATCGACGAAAGACCGCGTAAAAGACCTACGCGCAATCCTTCGCTGCTGCTCATCTGTTCCGGCGGACTCGCACGAGATAGTAATTGAGTTATCTTTAACCTCAATGTTCAACTCGTCTCTTGAAAACCCCGCCAATGCTACTTCAATAACCTGATTCTCCTCTTCATCCTTGTACAGGTCTGTGAGGGGATATCCCTCTGTTGACCTCTTCACCATTGTAAATGGATCCTCGAAAATCTGGTTGAAAAATTGATCGAAAGTGCCCCTCCCTACAATTGAAGGGTAGTTCACTCTTTTTATCATTGGATTAGTCATAATATTTTCTCCTTTATAAGCAAGTATGACTTGGTTAATGCGCTCCAAAACGGCAGCGCAATCTCACTATAAACACCACACATCCACTGTCTAGTGTTACCTGGTCCACCTGGATGGGATTGAACCATCGACCTCCCGCTTATAAGACGGATGCTCTAACCACTGAGCTACAGGTAGAAAAATACCGAGAGAGGGACTTGAACCCTCAAGTTCAGAGAGAACGATGGATTTTAAGTCCACTGCGTCTACCATTTCCGCCATCCCGGCCTGTCTAAGATACCACATCATAACACAATACCAAGGAAATGTCAAGTATTTTTTTCATCGCTGCATACGATTTCTTCCCTGTCTTTCCCAAAAGGATTATGCTCGTGATACTTCAGAATATAATCTGGTCTCTTGGAAATCTTGGGCATTTCGGCGCTCATGTATGCACAATAGTCTTCCCAGTTATCTACGCCATAATAGCAATCAATTTCGTGATCATCATGGGGTTGCGCTGAGAGACATCCGAATACCTCCTGTAAGGAAAAGTGTTTGGCGCTATACCTTTCGCTTACAGGAAGGGTGTTTCCTTTTATGGCGCCTTCTTCCTCATCAAAATACGAACCTGGTTCGTATTTCCCAGTGCCACTTCGTATAACTCTTCTGAATTTTTTCCAATCTTCAGCGTCAAACGTAAAAGAGAGATATTTCCCGTCTCTAACAGTCTCTCCCCTATAAGATAGGCGAAACTCCTTCTTGCTTGATATATCTCTGCGGTACTTCTGCAATTGCGTAGGATCGTACACTCCATATGGAAATGAGACATAGTACTTATCTGGCACCGTCCACTTGCTAATTATTTTGGACAACGAAAAAGCTCTCATCGCACCATACACCACACTCCAAGATAGGCAGTCTCTCTTGTCCCTATCCTTTGGGTGGATAGGGACATAATAGATGGGTATATACTTCGTGTGTTGCGATGGAAATTTGACAAAGTGCGCCTTTACCCCGGGCGATGTTGCAGGATCTGATATCCAATCGCCTAGGCGGTGGCGGATGAGAGATTGCATCTCTTTGTGGCATACAATCCAAATACTTTCACAACCCACAACAGCACACTCATATACGCTACGCTCCACTGCAAGATAATTTTTACCAATAGGCATCATGCTATCATGCCATGGAAAATTATAATCCAGTTTTTCACCAGCGATAGGCACGACGCCCGCTAAACTAAAGTATGTTGTGTTAGACGGCTTCTTATCCATCTAGATGCCTATGGTTCAATTCAAACCCCTTCAAAAGTTGCTCTTCATGGTATGGTCCTCGTATAACTGGTTCCACTTCCCGGTTGGATGTTTCCAGTTTGATGGACAAGTAGTTGTGCTTTGTAGGATCCCTCTTGTTCTTGCCGTTCTTTGGTCCAACAATGCCAGCGTCCTTCATCATGTGCAACACCTTAAACTTAACATATGTGTCGCAGTATTCCACACTATCAATCTGATCGTGCGTCAAGTAAGATATTGCTAGGATATCCTTCTTGCCGCTCCAATTTCCATCTATCCTCTTAGACGGATAAAAATATACCTCTTTCACAAAATCCTCATCGGATTCAAGATAGTCAACATCATGAGGAGAACTCTTCCTGTCGTTGATCCAATCAAGTACCCGGTATTTGTGCGACTGCTCGATCTCAGAATCATACCCTTCAAGGTTGGTGTCGTCAAACACAATAAATTCCCCGCATTGAAATGTGGCGTAAAAAGGATCATCAGTAAACGCCTTTAATATGCCGTCGTCTTCAATCCTGAGACTTACTACCTTATCTGACATCGGCATCAACCCCGCTAATGATAATTGGAAAGATAGTTTATGCCATAATTCTTGCTTACTTCTGCCTGCGCTATCAGACTCAAAAAACAAAGGAACTCTCGGAGTAGCGTATACTACAGGAATTTTGTTTCTGTGCCCGTACAGCAATGCCGACAAAGACCCTCCAATAATTATTTTGTTATATTGGTATACTATGCTCATTCTCTTGATTTTCTATATGCACCAACAGTGACGGGGAATAGTTCAGTTGCTATTTCCAAACAAGCTTCGGCAACCTTTTGTATCTCCCATTGTGCTCCCTCGTGAGTTCGCAAGTCAATAAACTTTAGCAAGTTGTTTAGGTTCGTTGTGCCATAGTATTGAGTATACATATTCTGTGGCAGCACACCTCTTGCTTGCTCTCGACAAACCCCGGCAGCCACAAGGGACTGATATAGCACCATGCTTTTCTGGTGGTGTTCTCTTATCAAGGAGTGCGCAGAGTCTTCATAATAAAGGTGACCATCTGGCAATTCGTCTATGAGAGAAATGCGCGGGTCTATATGTCCAGACTCATTGCTAGATTGCCGATTGCTTTCGTGCTGCGTCCTAAACTCTCTTGGTTCATAAAAACTGATATCAACGTCTGTGTATCGACGAGATATTTCATTGTACGACCAAGTTCTGTGCCTGTGATGTTGCGAGCGAACAAAGAGTGGCACCACAAAGCGAAAGGTAATGAGGCAATGTTCAAGCGTAGATGTGTGCTTGTGCCTCACCAGATAAGAAACTAGTTTCTCATCCTTCTCTTCCAATATCTCTTTGTGGGCGCCAAAGGAAACGCGGGCAGAATTTACCACTGATAAATCGCTGCCCATGTGCTCCACATACTCTACTGTGCCAATGCCATCGTTATATAGATCAATCTTCGTTGTAGGGATTTCCATAGTGGGAACTTTCTTTTGCTTTGCTAACTCTTAAAATAACCAAATTTTCGGGGAGGACATAATATTTTTTATCGCCCGGGAGTTCCACCTCCCTTACCATGCTCTCTTCCACCACCACCATTTCTCCATTCTGAAAGAAGGTATCGCAGTCAATGGCAGCCTCCACAATAGAATAGATGCCAAAGTTCCTGACAACCTTGTATTCATCCGGCACTAAGACGGGGGAGGGCGACTTCTCTGCCAAGTCTACGTCCTCCAGCAGGAGGTGGCGATTCAATGGCACATATCTTAGTTGTACCATGTTAGATCACCTTTGTCCTTTCATACAGGTTGAAAAAATCTCTCATTTGATCTAAATCGACTTCGCCCTTCATTAGTCTAAACGCCTTTACCGCCGTGCTTATTTCTTCTTTCGTCAACCATCCATTTTCTACATAATTCTTCTTCAGTTCTCTCTTCTGTTCCTTGTAGGGTTCCATCTCCTCTTCCAGCGCTTTAATTGATTTTATGTAATCTACAATTTTTTCTTCTTTTTGGTCATCTACCTTAATCGGGCTGACCATCTTCAAATTAGTTGCCATAATAATCTCCTTTTTTTATGAGCATTCTTATTTTACCAGATTCACTTCTACGTGTCAAGCTTTTTTTGCTTTCATCTTATTTCACACGCGCCTCCGGCACATGCCACCTCTCCCTTGAGATCTGTGTTGTCCTCTTCCTCGCTAATCTGCGTCAAATCCACTGACTTTAGCGATTCCATCATCTTTTCATACGTTTCCAAATCACAATCCTCAAATGGAGATTGCATATACGATCCGCCATCGTAAGGAAGGACCGATAATCCGTTATAGCATGCCCGATTCTCCCACATCCAATCACCGACCTCATCCCACTCTTCTTCTCTCAAAGAAATGGTCGCGGAAATATTGTGAGTATTTTGTCCGCGGGCATGACCCGGCTTGATCCACCTCTCATAAAAACCCTTTACCCTCTCCAAGAGAGAAAATGCAGACTCATGTCTTAGGACAGCGCCGGCGGGCGCCTTTTGCGGTACCGAAATGACTGCTGTGTCGTGAGGTCTAAAAAACTCATCCTCTATCAATTCCGGGTGGTTCTCCAAAAGGTAGGGGTAGATAGATTCGTTCTTGCCGACTCTAATGCGGCGCACATAATAATCATTATGCCAAGCATGAATACCAGAACTACAACCTAGTGCCAAAGAGGTTGTACCAGCAGGCTTAATAGTCGTTATTCGCGCTGCGGGATTTATACCAATCTTCTCGGCAGTTTCTCGATTTACCTTTTTCGCGACGGTCGCTCCTCCCTTTAGGTCAATATGCTCCAATCTCCTTGAGGCAATTCCCGTAAGACTAACTCCTATAAGCGCTTCCTTTTCAGTAGTGCGTTGCCAAACAGGTCTCAAATAGTGGAAATTAGTATAACCTGCCTGGAGGGTGCCGATAAAAGCGGCGGCGCGGATCCGCTCATCAAAATCCTCCTGATCTTCTACATTAGAGGCATTAACCTCGCATAGATTACAAAACTGAAAAGGTCGCAACGCAATTTCGCAACATGGGTTAGTGCCATAGTCCTTATCGTTGGAGAAGTAAATGCCTGGTTCACCACTATTGCTTAGTTTAATTTTCTCCCAAAGTCCATTGAAAAATTCTCTATCTGCCTTGTGTCGCAGCAAGACTGCACTGTTATTAGAGCGTCCGCGCTGGGGGTTTCTCTCATGCCAATTACCATACTTCGAAGATATCATCTCTTCATCGTCGGCAGAAAACAACGAAATAAGGGCGGCTCGACGGATACCGCCAGCAAGAACGGCGTCTGCTATATGACAAACAATATCATGCACCTCTATTGGTCTTAGTTGGGTACCATCTTCTTTCTCGCTCAAGATACTCTCTATTTGTTGTAGGCAAATCTTGAGGGGTTCAGGTCCAGGCGCTTTGCCACCACTGGTTACCAACCTAGATCCTTTCGCGCGAATGTCACTAAAATCAAAACTAATATTGGAAGTGCCGAAAAAATAAGACTTCATCAAGATCTTTACTGCATCCGCCCAACCCTCAATACTATCTCCAATCAAATATCGACGAGTCCGAGACATATTCGGCTTCCTGATCTCAGGAAGAACTTCTACGTGGTGCTGCTGCACACTGTATCCCACTCCCGTTCCGCCCAAGAGAAGGAACAGAATTTCACTAAAGGCGCGCCAATCGTCTACCGGAAGATACGCACAATTATAAATTCTATTTGGAGATATTTCAATTGGGCGCCCACTGAACTGAAGTGACCTCATTGATGGAAGTACCTTCTTTTCATACACAAACCTATAAGATTCTCTAATTTCTTCTTGCAAGTCGGGATAAGTCCTGATGTGCATCTCCATGTTCCTAGTCACCAACTCTTCCCACGTCTCTCTCCTGCCCAAGTCTTCCCTAAAACGTGCATACTTCATAAACACTGTCACATCACTTAAGATCTTGCTAGATAATTCCATTTATTTTCACTCCTTTTCTTTTCTTTGTTGTTCCTTGTCGCGCCACTTCTTGTATTGCACTTGAATGCCGGTCATCTTCTCATCATCAGGAGCGATATTGATCTGAGGAAGGACCTTGATATCAACGTTTGCAGCATCCATAAAAATAGGATATACCACTCCATCAATACCATTACGGTTTTTAGCTATAAAAATTCTGCCGGTGTTGTTCATCTTGTCTGAAACCGTCCTCGAAACTGAAAAAATAAAGTCCGCAACAAAGCACTTTGAATACGCTTCGCTTATGGATTCCATGGTAATAACTTCTGCGTTAATTCCACTCCTGTTTGTTTGTGAGGCGGTCCAGACCGGGCACTCAAATTCTTGAGCAATTGCCCTCAACTCTTCATAAATAGTTTCGAGATCATTCCTTTTCTCTTTTGAAACAGAAATAGGTCTTAAAATATCACCGTAGTCCACAATCACCATTCCCACCTCAATATCTCTTTGCCTCAACTTCTCTAAGTGATTGCGTATTGTCTGCGTCGTGGCGGATTTCGTAGGATATTCCTTTATGAGAAGTTTCCCAGGAATACTGCGTATCTCCCCTAGAACTTCATCTTTTTTCGCAAACAACTCATTAAGTCTGATCCCCGTTATGCAACTATCATATCTGTTCCCGATGCTTACATCTTGTAACTCTAAAGTATAATGCACGACTGTTTTTCCCGACTCGATTGCGCGCGCGCCTAGGTGGGTAAGGACCATGCTCTTGCCTACGCCCGTTGGAGCAATAACTACCCCCAACTCAGAACTTCCCAGACCTCCGCGGAGGATCTTATCTATCTCTACCCACCCAGTAGAAACCGGATTCCTACAAGTTAGTTGGTATCTCTGCTCAAAGTCCTCAATGAAGTCATATCCAAAATCTGTGCTAAGTCCTAGTTTGAGAGCATCATTGATAATTTTGCTTATCTCATCAAAAGAAGAGTCCTGCATGAGTCTCACACTCTGAAGCATCGCCTCTTGCAGTTTCTGCTTTCTACAGAAATCCAAAGAATTTAATTTAACATATTCTTCATCTACATCTCCGCATCTTCCCGACACCATTCTTACATAGAAGTCCCTAACCTGTTTCTTTACAGCACTATTGTCGCCGGAAGACTCATTCTTTAGCATACTCTCGAATGTGTCCCGATTGGGATGAGTGGTATATTCTCTTCTATAAGAATAGACCTTTTCTACAAAGTCTTGCAAGTACCGCAATTCAAAAAAATTAATATCAAGAACTTCTCCGATTTGAGAAGCGAACTTGGAATCTTCTAAAATTAATTTTGCCAATGACTCTTGGAACGATTTCCCAAACGAACCAAATGTCTTATTTTCTTTTTCGATCATAATTTCCCGTCTTTCAATAATGATCTGATCATACAGTATTTTTGCTAAAGTGTCAAGTGTTTTCTTTGTGCTCTCTCACAATCTTCCTAAAAACACTATAAATTTCATCCAGATTTACTTGAGGAAACCCATCCGCAAAAAGCATCTTAATCAATTCCGTCTGCCTAAATTGGGGCGCGTAGTCTTCAAATGTGGAAACAAGAGACGTGTTTGTCTGAACTGAGATGGATGGACTGTAGAGTTGCATCACTTTATAGTTCAATTTAATTAAATCAACATTCTCTAGAATGAGATTATAGAACTTCACCTTGCTCCCCTCACTTACCTTGCCCTCGCAGTACTCTTCTAGGTCGGTGAGCAATACCGCTTCCGCATCCTTTAGTGCCGGCAATCTCTTCGCTATGGTGCCCAACCCTATTCCTGGAATTCCTGGAAGATTATCAGACTTGTCTCCTGCTATGGCACGTGCCAGTGCAAAATTAGTAGGATGGATCGAATACTTCTCTACCACCGCCTTTTCGCTCACAATCTCGTCTTGAATGGGACGATAAAGAATGGTGTTGGCATTGCAGCACTGGATGAAGTCTTTATCGCTGGATACAATCACCTTTTGCCACTCTCTAAATGTCTCCAGTTGACAAGTTCTAGCTATTATATCGTCTGCTTCAACTTCTGGAAACATAAATTGTACCACTGGCGTCTCATTCAAGTATTCTACTACCCTAAGTTGCTGCCACATAGCATTCTCTGCCTCTTCGTTATCGTCCAGATTTCGAATATTGCGATTTAATCTAACTGGTTTTCTTCCTTCCTTGTAGGTTTTCACCATGGACTTTCTTTTTCTGCTGCCGCCGGCGCCGTCCCAAACTACAACAATGCCATCCGGACGGATGGACCTAGAAAGTTTCTGCAATCCCCTGAGAAAACCTATTAGTCCTCCCACTGGTTGTCCATTCGTAGATATGGAAGGGTTTACTATGTAGTGTCGTATGAAGGCGTTGTTGCCATCAAGTATCATCAATCTTTTCATTTTTTCTCTTTTTCTTATCTGTGCGTGGCGCGCTCTGAGGTGCGTCGTGACGAATGGTTCTCCGCGAGGAGACGAGAGTATGGGAATACCAAAAAACGCCCCTCTCGGGGGCGCTGTGGTGCTCAGGGCACTATTCTTCTTCTTCTTCCTGATAGAAGTGATCTGCCTCTACCAACCTCTTGTCGAACTTAAGAACAACTTCTTCGTCCAGCAATTGCATAACCCGCGCACGGAACTTATCGCCCTGCATAAGGTCTTTCCATTTAGTTGCCTGAAATTTCTCTTCCGATCCATCGCTGTGAGTCAATGTCCACCAGGCGCCGGCGCTCTTGAGGTGCTCGGAACTCTTAATCGCCTCAAAAAGACTCTCATCATCTCGGATACCCACATCTTCTCCCCAAAGAATCTTGAAGTTACAAATGCGACCAGCCGTACCAAACCTGGACTTTTCTAGTCTTGCTTTGACTTCATTCCCCACTCGATACCCCTTGCTATCCATAATATAACTACTGGCGCCTCTTCTGCCTGTCAACCAAATGCGCAAACTATATGCATATGCCATAGACTTGCCGCCTGGGCATACATACTTTTCACTATCCGTTGCATACTTCGGGTTTTGAACTTGAAGGTTGGTCTTGAGTTGATTCAAGACCAAAAGTGTGGACTGTGCATTTGCAAGAGATACCACCAACTTGGACATGCCCTTGGCAAGAACGCGCGCCTTAACTGCTACTGACTCGTTGGGATTGAATGTTCCCTCCACATCACTGACTGCCGGCGTAAGTGCAAGAGAGTCCCATATAAACAACATCTTGTTATTGTTTGTCTTCAGCAGTTCTTCAATTGTCTCTAGAACAAATTCTACAGATATCGCCTGTAGGTATAAAATGCCTCCGAGATCAACTCCACTGTGTTCCAAAAACCCAGGATCAATCGCAGATTCAGAATCAAAATAAATCACATCGATGCCCTTTTTCTGGGCGTGGGCGGCAACCTGCGCTGCCATATAACTCTTTCCACTCGCTTCCATGCCGGCAATCTCAGTCAGTTTTCCCACCGGAATACCCGCCATTTGACCGCGACAAATAATGCCGTTCAACCATGTTGATCCCGTAGGAATCCAATCGGTCACCTCTGTGGGATTCTCCGAGGACAGATCGTGTGCCACCGGCATCCCAGCCTTCTTGTTGATCAAACTTCGCATCTCGCTAATGCTAAGTTTGCCTGCTTTAGATTTAAGTCTCGCCATGGAACAGAATTCCCCTCTTATATGGTGTTGTGTCCCCAAGGAGATTTGAACTCCTATTACTGCCTTGAAAGGGCAGCGTCCTAACCATTAGACGATAGAGACAAAGATGAGACACCTGATAACCCTGTGCCTCCCTGTGGGTTGGGATTAAAGAAGATCGCTAAATGCTTGATCTACCTTATCCGCGTCCGAAGTATATTTCTGTGTTTCGTTAGAAAAACCTTCAGGACTATCACCGGCTAGATGCTCATCTAGCATCTTCTGTACTTCCTCGGAAGTTTTCCGCTCAAACAAGGTGCTGAAATCAGGGATAGCATCCAGCAACTCCTTGCATCTATCGTCGCTCAAGTCCTTACATAGTGAACTAGACTGGCGGCGTGGGGTCAACTTAGTGACGGGGAATTGACCCCCTGGCGGCTTACCGTATTGAAGATCCAGGTCTACGCCTGTTTCCAGATCGGTGATGTCTCCGTATTCAGGATTAAGCACTAAACTAAGTAAGGTTTCATACACAGTCTTGCTATACCCCCAAACGCGGGTACCCTCGCCCTCTTCGCCGCGAATTAACACGGGCGAAAAGAAGCGACTTTTAGCGTTCAACTGGCGCGCCATATTTTTGGATTCGTCGTCACCTTCACGGTAAAGACTCTTCACAAAATTACAGACAGGACAGTCGTCGCCAAAATTGTTGTTTGGACAAAGAAAACCATTTTCCTTGCCAATATTGTAGTGAAAGTAAAAACTCTTGAAAGGATCCCCGTCATCGGTGGGAAGAATGCGAACAGTTTGCGTCCCATCATTCGGTTTCCACCAGGAACCTCCGCCACTACGCGCCTTCAAGTTATTAAATTTACTTTGCATTTTCTTCATATCAATTGCCATTTTTTTCTCCTTTTCTGTCTAAGCGACCCCCCCATTATAGCACAGGCAGATCACTCTGTCAAGCCTTTATTTAAGAAATATTTTGAGGGGGGGCATATAATTCAACGGGCGACATCCGTGTGGACATGCTTCTCATAAATATGCATATACCCTTTAAGATCCGGGCGCGCCTTTTCTACACTTCTTATAATTTTTCCCAATTCTTTTAATGAAATATTAATAGGGATAAGATCAACTGCTCGCCCTTCTAGGTGGCGACTGTTCTTGGTGGCACCGTGGAGGGTAGCGTTGTAGGTGGGAGTGCGGTGCCCAGATGTAATAAAAAATTGACCACCACTCGCCTCATCAATTAACATCACTTTTTCTAAAAGTTGGGGGTTAATTATTACATAAGTCGTGGGACTATATTTCACACGCTTATCCCTACACAGAAAGTGATTTAATCGATGTTTCCCCACAACATAACGATACCTATCCAAATATCTTATTCTAATTTTCTTATATCTATTGTATTTTTTTGTGTACCCATCACGACGATATGTTGATTTCTCTAACTGGGAAAGTTTGCCATCTTCTAAGGATTTAACAATCTTTAATGTTGCCGTATAGTCGGCAACGCTTTTTTGGTTGGTCATTAAATCGTAAACTTTTCCGGGCCCGATCAGCGTTCCCGCGCAAACCATTCCCACTCCTAAAATAATTTTTAGCATTTTTTCTCACTTTCTGCATTTGGTATATTATAAAAATTGACTACTCTTAAGTAATTCTATGTTTCTTATATTTCTTTTCAATTTCCGCTTTGGGAATTACCGGATCATTGTCAAAGAAATCAACAACTTTGTCAAAACATTTTCCTGCCATCATAGTAATGTTTTCTAGTTCTTGTGTGAACCTGTTAAAGGTACCCACCCTTACGATTGTGTCGTCCTCGGGCAAAATAAAGACTTGTGACCCGGGAGACATGTACTTGGCCAGTTTCTTGGCATTGCGATTCTCTAAATTTATACATCCATAACTGGGAGTCTGTCCTAATGCTTTCGCCGCCTTGTCGAAATCTCCTCTTCTTGCATAAGAGTTCGCCTTTTTGAGAGCCGCTATACGATCTGGATTACCAGTACCATGCATCGCTATGGTGCTACCTCCTTGTATATCTTTGCCGGCAAGGGATTTAGCGAGGCGCACAGTGGGGAGAGTTTGGGGGTCGATTCCCGGAGACAACGAAAATATGTTGGTACCATAATTATAGGTATCTGTTATATCTTCGCCTGCCCGTATTTTGCTGATAGTAAAAACGCCAGATGGGGTGATCTTATGACCTGCCTCAGCTCTCGCTTTGAGAAATGCTTCAAAAAGTCTCCCATACACATATTCCCCCCTCTCCCGATCAAATTCATCGTCGGATTTTATATTCTTTTTAGCGTCCTTGAACGTCGGGAGCATATCTTCTTGTCGCAACCAATCGGCAAAATTAAATTCATCTACCTCCCCCGCATCGCCGCCTGTGATCACAGGAAAACGTGCCAGTTGTTTAAAGTCGGGCGCAAACACATACATTCCACCATTAACGTCATCAACCACTACAAAATTTTCATTAATTCCCGCACGTTTTGCATTATCCGCCAAATAGGTCAATTGTTTTGTCATTTGCTCAGTATAAGGAGATTTCTTCCTCCTTCTCTTCTTTATCTTCTTTTTCTTGGGGGAGGGGACGGGCGTATTGTCTTTTGGGGCCGTGTCGGGAGCATTGTCTTTTGGGGCCGTGTCGGGAGCATCTGCGTCGTCTGCGAATGCAGTGTCCCATCGCTTCTTCAAACTCCTGGCTGTATCCTTTACGGTGTCCTTTGCGGTGTCCCACGCACCTTCTTCAAGTGCGCGACTTTGGTCGGGGTGATCTGTCTCTATACTCTGTAGGGAGGCGAGGGCGTCTCCCCTTTTATGAGGGGCATCCTTATATTTAGTGCGACCATCTTCCAGATAAAAGTCGCCATCCTTAATTTTGTTAAAGACTATCTTATTATAGTGGGCAAGAGATTTATCGGGATATTGTTGAGCAATCGCCATGCCCAACTCATTATTCGCGTGATCCATTTTCCATCCGGATCCACCGAATTGCCCCTGTAAAAGTTTTTTAAGGACTCCTTTTATCTCATGACCAGTGCCCAAGCTGGTGGCGGTCAATTTCCCAAATTCATCGGTGAAGTAAGCGGCGGCGAGCATGTGCCTATGCGCATCTTCCATCTCCCAGGAAGAGTGACCTCCCCATTCGCGGCGCGCATTATTGGAAATACGTTTAAATATCTTTCCCACCGGAAGTTTATTGAACAAATCTCGAAGAATGCCTTCTTGCAACTCTTCCCTCTCTTCTTCATGGAGATATTTTTTAAAATTCTCTAATAAGATTTTCATCTCACTCACTATTCCAACCCCCTTACATTCCCTTTAACTTTTTTCATAAGTGGTGTGCTCCTTTGATCTATTATAAATAGTTCGCGGGAGCACTTAAGGGCGCCTACCCAAACAACTTGTCTCTCTCTTCGTCGGTCATATCAATTTCGCGTAGGGCGCCTATTTGCGCAGAATAATTAAAGACGCGGAAATCTGCCTTGTCCAGATCCCACACCAATTCCATTCCCTCTGGCATGCTCTTTTCTTTTTTACCATCTTTAATTTTGGACGCTAGAAAAGACTCTGGCATATCTGACAATTTTACAAAAGTCATGTGCCTCATATCATTGTTCTTCTTCATAAACATTCCTGCATATATTTTACTCATCATAATTTACTCCTTGTATGATTTTTGTGCTTGCTAGTATATAAATGTAGTTTTCCTCATAGGGAGTGGGATAAACTCCGAACCCCACCCTAATAGTTTTATCTTTTTGTTTCACCCTCCGCTTGATGTTGTTGAGCAGTGATGGATCTTGCTCTAATTGTTTCTGGTTTATCGCAAAATAATAGTTTTTTTCGCCCACATAATCAATCCCAAAAAACATCTGATCTACCACCTTATCCATGCTCCCAACTCCGATGGTAGAGATGCGAGAGATGTCATCCGGTTCGAAAAAACTGGAAAAATTGGCGGGCGTATTTTTGTAGACATTCAACATATGAAAAGTAGATGCTATTCTAGCATTTATGGTTTCATAGTAGGTAGAAACCGGAACATTGCCAATCGCCTTCTCAATGTCCGCGTTAGCGACTATATACATCCTTTCAAAGACGCCAGATCTGGCATACTGCTGCAATATTCCAAATGTTATCTTGTCTCTCCCAATAGATGCGGCGCTGGTCACCGAAGGATCTGGTTTGATGTACATCACCTCAATAGGATTTTCTTGAACGCATTCTAGTATGCGCAAGGTGGCGGACGATATCTTTCCGCCTCCCCCGACAATCAAGACAACCGGACCTTTGATTTTCCTAAGAGCGCTAATCGTTCTGGCGGGAAGTTTGCTTTCATAATCTTCTGGTTTTTCGCGACGGGCGATGGAAAAATTATTTTTCTTTTTTTCCAAACCCGGATCAATCTTATACACCGCGTAGGGATCATATTCTCCTAGCAAGTCGGCGATCTTACATCCCGCATTTCCCAATCCAATAACATTAATCATTTGCAATCTCCACTAAAACTTGATTTCCTTCATGGTGCCGAAGTCTTTTCCGACCTTTACTCCAACCCTATAATTCCCAAACCGATTCGATGCGAATATGTTTTTGATCTCTGGTATATTATAGCGCATGTCGGCGGGAATGTCAAGCACAAAACTGTCGTGGATCAAAAAAACTATTTTTGACGACGATTCCTCAATAAAATCATACACTTTGAGCACCTGCTCTAGAACCAAATCGCTGGTGGTGCTTTGAATGATATAGTTTAAAGCATAATGTTGGCGCGCCTCTATTTCCCTGCCGAATGGAGTCGTCACTCGGGTACCATCCCAGTATTGGGAGAGCACCTTGTCTCGATCATAGGTTTCGTTCAGAAGATCGTCCTTCGATTCTGGATTATACAACCATGCAAAAATTCTCTTCTTTGCCTCCTCTCTCGTGCACCCTCCTCCAAAAACATTGCGACTATTCCACTCGTGAATGTCTCCTTCCGGTTGATCCATCCCCATGATCGCCAGCATCGTCCTCAGTTCTGCTGCATTATAATCGAATTCTACGAAAAAATCACCATTAGGTTTCAAGATCTTTCGAAAATCCTTTGGCAGGTTTAAGATAGGAAAACTTCCCTTCTCCAAGGTGAGGCGCCCAGTCACTGAACTGTACTGATTGTACCCAACTGAATTGCGTGTGGAATTCAACTTCTTCAATTGCTGCCTAGCCGCAAGAGAGGAAGTTTTACGCCTCATAGTGCTCAAATCGACATTCAGGGGGTTGCTCTTTATTTCTGCAAAGAGTCTCTCTAGACCCAATGCCCTAGAATAATTCAGTGGTTTTTCCGTATTTTGAAATACCCATTCTATAATCTCACATTTTACTTGAGAATACTCCTTCAAAAACCATCGCGGAAAAACGTCATAAGCACACACATTTTCTCCATCTACCTTGGCGGTTACAACTGCCCTCTGAAAAGCGTCTTTCCTCTCTTGCATGCGATCCCACTCTTCTTGTAGGTGGGAAGGACAGACATCCGATAAAGATCTTCCATCAGAATATATCTTCATATACTCCAAACCATCCTCGTGGAAGGATGGTTTATAGTCCCATGTTATAAATTGATTCCCAGTTTTATGTTCCCACACATCGCCATCATAATAGTACCCCAAGCATTCTTTCTTGGAATCTAAAACAGTAAAAACATTACTCACTCTACTCTCTCTTTCTCTTGAACTTGAAATTTCCCCTGCGGTATTCATCAACCTGAAGATACTCTCCGGGGGCGCGCCTTACTTCCTTGTTTATGAACTTAAGCGCTGTCCGTTCTCCGGAATAAACAAAGAAATCACTTGCCCTCTGCACTACGTGATCAAACTTGTACTGATCCCAGTCTCGATTAGTCTCTTTTGCCCTGATATAAGTATAGAGGCGGATCCAAAACAAATTGGTATACCTCGACTCATAAAAATCCCTCCTCATCATAACACGTTCCTCGACCTTTGTCAAGCTAATACTTTTGCCGTTCCTAGTGCTGACTTCTTGGGTGCGCATCTTGGGGAACGCCCTTACAAAAGAATTGTAGAAGTTTCGCACGTGAACCTTCAGGGTAGGAATGTCTAGGAGCGAAGATTTATAATAATATTCTGGAAACACTGTCTCTAAATTAATGTTGTAACTTTTCATAAATGATGTCATGGCGTTAGATCCAACATCTGCTATTAGGCGCCAGGGCGCATTCATATCTACTGCAAACCCATTTCGACTGGCAATCTCGCGGTACAATTCAAAATTAATATCATTTACAAATTCTAGTATCTTCTTGGGATCGTCGCCATGATCCTTCTCTGCAAACTCTACCACCAATCCGCTCACAAGAGGAGAGGAATATTTGCTGGCAATGTATTCTGTCTTAGTAAACGGAATTGCTAGCGAAGTTCGGTCTATTAGGCGAGTAAAAGCAATCACAAAATCATCAAAATCACCTATGTCCACAACGCGAGAAGGATCGGACATAAAGGGGAGCAAAAAACTATTATAATAATCGAGCACATATCTATCATAATTTGTATTGATGCTGATCCAAGATCGTGTTGGTTCAAACCGATCCATGAATGGGGTGCCATCTCTAACAACAAAGTGCTTTTGAGTTTCTTGGAAATCCATATCCCTTCGAAAGGACTCATATGCATCTGCCACAAAATTGAGAACGAAATAAGTTTCATCCTCTGATCGCAGTTGTTTCATGAATGCTTCTGAGGGGTATACCACATCTCCCTGCCGATCAACCCTGCCAAAGAGCATCTCATCGTACCAGAAATCAATTTTCCTATAGTCCTTTATGCCGGCGGGATAGTGATTGATATACTCCTGCCTTTGTAGGAACAGTTCCTTCGTCAAACTATCGTTGGTAGCAAAAGTAATCTTCATCTATGCATTCCCCCTCACTCCTCCAATATATCATCAACATACACTTCGTTTGCTGCGGCATTTGCTGCTGCATTCGCTGCGGTATTGTCCCCAATTTCCACAACCGGATCTTGCCCAACGGGTGATCCGAGAAGCGGATCTGGAAGATACCCATAGTTTTGAAAAATGCACCTTAAATTAGTTTCCAACTTCCCGTCACTAACAGTTGTAGAAACTTTCGTAATTAAATAGAACCCGCCAATCCCTAATTCCCGGGCAATAGAATATCTCTCATGACTAGTCCCCAGCCCAATGTTAGTGGGATTGATATAAACATACTGTCCGGGCTGAAAAAACCCACTCCCGAATACCTTTACACTAGCATTGTACGGTTCTTGGATAATTCCCAATCCATTCCCTCCCACATTATATGCTCTCATAATGTTGGCATCTCGAATCCTATTGTTCGCCTCCTTCTCCAAATCGATTGTTTTGACAATTCCTTTGTCTGCGCCAATGTATAGGTGATAAAGTCCCTCTTCTGCATTCTTTGCCTCGTTCACCTCTTGAGACGCAAAAGGCAGGCGCGAGACATACAGGACAAAGTATTGCTTATTATCATCCTCAGAACCTACGAGTTCGGGCACTATGGGGGTCGGACTGATTAGAAATGTGCTCTCCCCATTGCGGGGATCTACCCTTTCCACATTCATGACTTTTGGTTTTATGTGCCTGTTGAATCCGCCCACCACTCCTGCCTTCACCTGTGTTCTCTCCTTGAGAGCGCGCTGTAGATCTTTACTGATCTGTCCGCCGGATGCAGACTGGAGAGCGCCAACCAACAACTTGGTCGTAAGTGAACGGACAAAATTCTTGAAAGTAAAAACGCTAGCGTCGTTGTTGATAACCTCGTCAGTGAACCACTGTGTGTATGCCTCAAAAGATATGGGTATATAAGCCAAATTGCGGCGGACCCTGTAACTTGCATTTGAAATGACTCTTCGCCTTGCCAAGTCTGCTATCCGATTATTCTCTTTTGCCTTGGCAGATCTCTGTTCGTCACTAAGACTTGAGTCGTCCTCGTCGCTGTCGAGGGAGACGTTATCCTCCCTGTTTTCCCCAATCGATTTATAGTCTAGAAAAACCATGTCTCCTAAAACTATCTCAAACCTATCAACCTCGTTTGCGTCATGCAGTGGGAGCGTGCCGGCATAGAAATCTATCAAGGTACCTAGATAGAAAAATGGCACTCTCTTATTCCCCTCTTCCTTGGCGACACTAGTCCCAAATCCAGGATTAATGCTTGAGAGAATCTTCGTGGAATCTACCTTATCCTCTTCGGCATCCTTGTCTCTCGTACTAATTCCAGCAACCACATCGGGTGCTGCGGTGGCGAGATTAATTCCCGGTATAGTTCCCTCAGTGTGACCAAGAGTCCTGCAACTTACCTTCCCAGTCCCTTTGAGAGGTAGCGTGCCATAGGCATATAACTGCTCAGGCACATCCACATATAACAGTTGGTTGGTTTTCACCAAGTGCTGCGTAAATTTGCCATACATAGAGACCTTCAGTCTTCTCGCTAACTGCTCAGACTCTTCCGCAAGTTTATCTATCTTCTCCTGGAGTTCTGTCGCTGCCTTGTCTAGATTATTTTGTTGCGGCGTAGATAAATTCGCATTCTCGGCACAACTAAATGCACCGTATGGACTATCAATAGAACTTTGCATTGCTTTGATCTGTTCTTTCAGTTCTAAAAGTTCTTTTTGTATTTGATTGTTTTGACCATCTGCATCTAAATTGAAGAGATTTGCACTATAATCATTCATAATATTTTCTAGGCGCGCAACGTAACTAATTTGCAGATCAATTTGACCCGTATCGCGAAAAGAAAACTTATGGTTAACTAAGGTCAGATCTAAATTTATACGACTCTGGTTTACTGCCGTCTTGAACTCGGGAGAGAGGGTGCTGTTTAGTCCGTATTTCCACCCCACTTCTACCATTAGGGCAAATTTACGGTCAGTTGCTGGTCTTGTCTTTGGATCTTGTTCCCACTTTTTGATCTGCTCGTATCCCAAATTCTTGACCAGCAGGTCATCCACCTCGGGGTGTCCCGTGGGACATCCGCGCGGTATAGAGTTACTCTCTATGTTTGGGACTATCAAGTCTTTCCAGTTGACGGTGCCGTCTTCGTCTATTCTCGCGCTCCTAGCTAACTCGCTTATGGATTGAAAGTGTAGGTTCAGAGTTGCCATGAGAGTTCGTGGTGCGCTAAACAAGTTGGTGCCAGTCGTCTCCCAATCAAAAGACTTGAACCCTACTCCCTGACCCATTGAACTATTTAGGATCCGCTCCTCCTCTCCCACCTTGTAACTCCACTTGAGGTGATCCATGAACTCAAACTCTTCTACACCCCCTACGCTATTTTTCTTAAAGATTCGAAAGTAAGGGGTGAGTTGACTTAGTTCAAAGGGCGTTGCATTCATTAGGGGTTGTAATCTCGAACTGGATGTAAGTTTATTTAATAAATTCCCTTTATAGTTAGAGACTAGCAGGATATTTTTGAGTCTAGATGGAAGTGGTCTGCCATCTAAGTCAGAAAATGCCAACAAATTTAGCGATATATAGTTCTGGTCAGTCTGCTTCTCAAGCATATCTCGCCAGCTTTCATCTTCATCCGTTACGGTCCCTTCTTTCTTTTCGGCAACAGTCTTAGGTTTCTTAGACGGCATGCCTCGCCTGCCCTTGGCGCCGTTTACCTTATTTTCAAATTCGATATTAGCATTATATACTTCATTGTCATGTTCGTCTTGACCAATCAGTCCTTGTGCGAGATTTATTTCGGCATCGCTCAGTTTCTGATCTCTCTTCTCTGTGAAGACTTTCAGTTCTGCTTGGTAGTATTGTTCCGCAGTCAGTCCGCGCCTGTTTAGGCGGCGCCTAGGCTTTGTCCTCTTCTTGGGACTTCCAACAGAAGGCTTATCGCGACCCTTTGGTTTCTTATCCGCCACTTGCTATTCCTCCCCTTGCGCCCTATGACCCTCTCATGAACAAAGGCAGAACAGCGTCCAATGGGAGAGGTACTTGAATAATTTGACCCGTAGAGATATGAGACTCTGTGGGAGATTGATTATACCACGCAACAATCCACCATAAAGTAGGATCACCATAATATTGGTTTGCTAACTTGAAGAAGCGATCTCCGACTTTCCAAGTATAGTCAATTTCCTTAATGTTACCAGTCTCAATTGGCGTAGGAAAAGACATAGATGGAGTCTTGTATTGGCGTATAAAATTTACACCCCTCTTTTTCAGCAGTGCACGATACATTGGTGCATTGTTGATCGCAGCACTCCTATTGTCATATCTAGATGTCATAGACTATCCTCCAAAAAATTGCTTCACATCTTTGGCGGGTTGAAGAAGTTTATTCGCACGAACCTCGACGCGGCGGAGAATAAGATCCTTTTGCAAGTCTAAGTAAGATTTCCAATCAGCCTGCTCTACATATGGCGCCACTCGTTTGCCGGTTATAGGATCGAACGGAGCATTATCTCCGCCATATGGAAATCTCGTTGCCTTGTCACCAGCATCTCTTGCGTTCCGAAGTTTGGGATTGTTCGACCCGTCCATTTCCCAACCCAAGGGAGTGTCATGTAGGACCGTAAACGTTATCTGTGCTTCAACCACTTTGGGATAGAGAGAACCATCATAAGAGACGTTGCCACTTCTTGTTGGATCGGTACTGCTCCAACTTTTGTAGTTGTTGGTGGCGCGCGTTACTTGCGATCCATCTCCAGTAACGACTCCTGGATCGAAGACACCATGCTCTAGTTTCGGCGCATAACTAAACCCCTCTATGATCCCGGGTAGTCCCGCATCGGCGGCGGGTGCATCAATTGAGTCATGACCCGGCTTCATAATTAGGTTGCCCATCTTAATCTTGAAAATGGGACCAGAGCGCATAGTTGTTGCTCCGCCGGCGCCGTTGGTCGGAGTATCATAAACTGGATATAGAAATTGAACTAATCTATTCATCTTTGCCAGATTCTCTTTCGCTTCTTCAAGACCAGAGGATGGTACGGACCATGCCAGCGTTATTACGCGCCCAGTTCTCTTGAATGTGGCAATCGGGTCCATCCTACCAAAAACAGATTCCTTGTTGTATTCCGTATTATAACTATCCTGAAAAGTATTAACGAAAGATTTAAAGAAAACATTTAACTGAGTTGGAACATGCAAAATTTCGATAAACTGCCGCTTCTTGTTTGCCAGATTGTCTGTTGCACTATTGTAACTACCATAGGGTCCATTCGGGGGACTGACTGGGGTACTGCTGACATTGAAGACATCTCCGGTGCCGTGCACAAGACCTGCATCGCCCTTCTTCGAGGTCTCTCTGGTCTCATATTCAATCTTTTCGCCCTCAGCAGTACTTGTACCCAAATCTGCCACTCGAAGATCGCTACTGTCTAACTGGATGCTTCCTGCCATGTCTAGTTCCTCCTACTTACCCATCCTATCCTGGGATGGCAAGTCTCCTTGCTCTCTTGTTAACTGTATCTATTACATATTCTGCTAAAACTTTTCCGTCTAATTCCAGTACAACCCTGGAAGAAATTCCGCCTTTGCCACCTTGTCCAGAAGTTGCAAATGCAATATCTCCAACTTGGTCTGCCACTTCCTTGAGCGACTCTGCCCAACTATCAGTAGACTCTATCAACTCGTCGAACATCTTTATAAAAGATCCTGGTTTCAACCCTATCTTGAATCCGTCATTAATTGATTTTCCGAGTTTTATGAATGTTTTCGAAGGGGAACCAGTATTTAATACATCGGGGCTTTCTAATTTGTTGATGGCATCTTTGGTCGATCCGACGAGACCATCGTCCATCGTCTTGGCAAAATTCTTGCCCTCCATTTGGGCGGCGTCGCCGGCACTCTTGAGTGCGTTACCTAACTGCCGTGTCATAATATTGCCGAATGTGTTGTCCTGATTCGCCATGTGTTGTCCGATGTTCGACATCGCCTGACCAATTGGTTTTATGATTAAATCGGCAATGGCCTTTCTAACGGGAGTAAAGGTTGGACCTTTTATGTATTTAACAAATTTTTTGACCCCTAGTTTGAAGTTTTCTTGTGCAGTCTCACCCGTGAAGACATCTTTCATTCCTGTAAATTCTAGAATAGTATCCTTTATTTGCCCCTTTAGTTTCTCCATTGCTGCGTCTGCTTCTGGACCGCCCTTCTTGAATGCTTTCCAGAATTCTTTTAGGTTCCCTTTCCATTCTTTGATCTTCAGCGTCAACTCTCCGCCGGTACCGATAAGTTTCTTAAACCACCTTATTCCTATTGCTATTCCCGCCGCCATCAAGTCCCCTATAAATCCAGTCAACTCTCGGATGCCCTTGCCAAGAGGAGCGCCTGGTCTCAATTGTTTGAAGAGTTCTCCGAAAGCTTTACTAAACATCTGCATAAGTCCGGTATGGGCGAAGATGGAAGTAAAGAGCATTCTTAGTTTTTCAGTGATAGATACCGTTGACTTGACCATCCTATTGTATGCTTTCTGATCCTTCTCCCTCTTCTTAGCTTCACGGCGTGCCTTGCGCGCTTCTTTTCCTGATGCGTTCATCATTTGCGCCAATTGCGCCTCGTCCATTCCCATCTGTTCCGCAATCGCCTTCCTCTCAAACCTTTCCATTTGATCGAAATTCTTGCCTGCCATTTCAAGGGATCCCTTGAGGGCACTTATCCTCTCGTTCTCTGTCATGTTCATCATTTCGAGAGTATTCAAATAGTCGCCTCCTAACAGGGCGTTTAGGTTGCCAACTGCGCCTGCTGCACTATCGAACGTATCAAACTTTCCTGCTACACTCAAAAGGGTGTCCAGCGCCAGACCACTTGCCATGGCAGTTGCTTCCAAATCTTTAAAGACAGATATCATTTTCGGACCATGCGCCATCAAGACTTTAGAGGCAGACATAAAGTCGCTCGACATCTCTGGCACTGTCTTACCGAAGGCGGAGGCGGATGCTGCTAACCCCTTCCACACCTTAACTCCCTTCTTCGCTGTCATCCCCATCGATCTAGTCAGAAAGTTCATTCCCTTTCCGCTTTCGCCTGCGCCGAGACCCACTCTTTCTAGTTCCGCGGACATACCTATGAGCGATGTCTTAGCTTTTTCATTCATAGAGGTAAATGCAGTAAAAGAACTCGCCAATCCGCCTGCGGCGGCAGTTGCCTGCTCAATATCCACGCCCATTCCGAACCTAACTGCTTTGCCTGCGGCGCGGGCAGTCTTTCCGCCGTCCGCGATAGTAGCATTCATCTTCGATATTGCTTCATCTATCCTGAAAAAATATTCAATTGACTCTTTCCATATGGCGCTAGCGAGAGACTCTAAAATATTCATCGGGTGCACTGCGGACAAGACACTATCAGCCAAGTTTCGAAACAACTTCGCAGTACCCTTCGTAAAACCATCAAGTTTTACCATGCCTTTCCATGCATTAAAAATTTGCTTCGACATGCCACCAGCCTTGCTGGTGGATAATCCAAATTTTGTCCCTATGCTATCCACCAAGGCGTCGGTTGTCTCTAGACTTTTTGCTTCACGACCAATAGACCTGCTTCGTTTATCAATTGCTGCTTGCTGTTTGGCATACGATGCCTCCTGGTTACGTGCGGCTTCGATGCTCTGATCAAATGCTTGTTGGTCGATCACACCAGATTTCTTCAATTCCTTGAAGCGCTCAACCTCTAGATCAATAAGTCGTTGCCTAAGTTTCAGTTGTTCCCTTAGAAGTTCGTTCTCTTGTTTCGCTTCATCTAATCTGCCATCGCCCTGAATCTCTTTTATTTGACTCTTCAGATCTTCAATCTGCGACAGTAGCCTGGATCTTTCATTGTCAAAATCTGCCATTACTTATTCCACATTACCCTTTGAAGGGCCATTTTAGTCCCGTCGTTCTTTGAAATTTCTCAACTGCCTTGTCTAGCAAAGTTTTATTTTTATATGTTGATGGACTATCTAATCCGTTCTCTTTCCAAGAAGTAAGGTACCTCTTCTCGTTCGATAGTACATTTGCGAAACTCTTTATCTCTGCTTCGCTTCCCTTTACTTTCAGGGGCAACAAAGAACCCTTATAAAGGGACGGCATGATCCATCGCAGTAGTCCGCCGAACATAAGCCACCACCCTTCATCCAATTTCCCTTCCTGATCTCGTGCCTTTGAAAAGTCAATCACCACCTGACTAAGATCTTTCTCATTTTCAACCATTGAAACTCCTCCGCTACCAATAATTAGTATACATATCAAAATAAAAGAGCACCGATGGTGCTCTTTTATTACTTCCTACCCTTGGAGGCTTCTGCCTCCATCTCCATCTGCTCGACCAGTCTCTTGGCAAACCAAACCCTCAGTTGAACCGGAAGGTTGTATGCTTCGAACAAACTCCACCCACCATAATACTTGAGAGAGTGAAACTGCTCATATACTTGCTCCATATATTTAGGAGTCAGGCCAAAAAAACCGAGGGGAGATGGGCACCTCCAAGTCCTGTTCGTATCCACAATCTTCACAGACGAACTCCTGTGTTAAATTAATATTAGGCGTCAACTTCTTGAATATCTTGCGCAAGTGCCTCGAATCAGATGCTGGCATACCCCTAATAAAATTGTCAATCTCAAAAGAATCAGTGACGCCATTAACAGAGACGGTCACCCTCTTAAAGTGCTCTGTTAGAGCATTTTCCGGAAGTTTCTTTTTCCTTCTCATCTCTGCGGAACGGGTTATATTAGATTCATCTTTGCCATTCAGCAATCTCACCTCGATAACTGCACGCGATTTAGGTAAAGTTACGAGATAATTAGATCCGCCACCGTATTCTACACCACTGTATAAATCTTTGCCCTCGTCACTGTCAAGATCTATGGGTTCGTGAGGCGGGCACAATCCCAAGTCAAATCCATAATCCTTATGTGCAAAATCACACAAAGGACATGTCACTTCTGTCTCATAAATGGGACCATAGGCACTAATTCTAGCGGCAACTAGCAGTGCGTTCCTATCTCCCACGAGCAACTCCTCCGTCTTAATAGATTTGTCAACAATCAAACTTCGAAGAAGTCTATCGAAAAGGACGCCTTTCTTGAGGTATGATTCTGTCGTAAGAATATCCTCTTCCTTCGCCGTCATCTCTTTCATCTCTATTTCCGATACTCCATGAAGAGAACTGTCCTCTGGATAGAACTTTCCTTTAGATGGTAGATCGACCAGTTCAGTGGGAACAACATACGATAGTTGGTTAGGGGAATCTTGTGCCATATTAATTACAGGCGGAACGTCTGCTTCGGGTTGCTTCGCTCCTGGAGCGGGCATCCCGAGACGACTCTCGTTATTTCTTCTTGTCATTAAAACCTCTCTTTATCTTCTCTGTAGTAGTGGAATATCGAGGATTAGGGATTGAATGTTTCTAATTCAAACCAATCAAACCTAATTTCCAGACTGATAGTCATCAGATCTTCAGTCTCGTAATCCAAGTCACCACCAAAATTGACCATGGAAATCCATGGATTTTTAAGTATAGTGCGCTCGATGGTATTGCCATCGCCATCTAACATGACAATGACAGCGTTATTCATGGCACTAGTACTAAGCCTCTTGCTGTTTGTGCTCGCCATAGTAGTATCGGCGCCCACAGAATCCGTAATAGTTGAAGGCAACTGATAACCAGAGTCCTGTATTAGTTTGAACAATTGTTCGGTAGAATGAGGATTCGCTGGGTCAACCAAGTCAACTGTGATCTTTTCATAAGTCACGCTGCCAGGATAGTAGAACGTATGATTAAGAAACTTATGCTCTGCTTCGGCAATATTCATCTGAGGTTTACTAACCTTCTTACAAATATAAGAAATATTCTCCGACAATCCGGCGACTCCCAATTGGAGTACCCATCTAAATGATCTCTTGGGATCTGCTACCTGTGCGTCTTTCCAAAATGGCATGCTTTAATTTCTCCTCTTTGCTCCAGCGTTATACTATAATTAGTAAATACTTTTATTTTTTAGTCCTCAAATCCTGCGCCCGTCTTAGTAATAACAAAGTCAAGGGCAATAAATTCAATTGCACGTGCAGGTTTCAAGAAAATCTTAGCATATAAGATGTTCCTATCAACGAGATCCGGCGTTGTGGTGGTCTGGTCTAGCACCACCTTATAGTCAGTCAACCCCAATCTCGTCTGGATGCTTCCTAGGAAAGGATTGACCTGACCCAAGAACCTATTCCACGTAGCATTGACATTCTGCTCGAACAACAGTGTAGCAGAAATTCTAGAAATTTCACGCTTCACATAAATCATCAAACGACGCACATTTATTCTATCCAGAGCAGAGCGCGTAACTTGAAGGGTCTTTTGCCCAAAAATCACTATACCTTCCGCTGGGAATTGTGCAATCGGATTGATGTTTGCGTTATACAAATCGTCCCTCTCTTGAGAGTTGAGTCTGGCGCGAACATTAGTAACCGGAAGACCTGCACTTCCTTCAGTCAATCCTCCGCGAGTAAACCCGGCAGGGGCGAACCACAATTCGCTCGATGCCTGACTGCTCGCCAAGGTACCAAGCGCCACAACACTTGGGGGTACCCATAAGGATCCTCCCGTTGTAACAGTGTCCGTCACCTGAACCCATGGGTAGTAAGTGCACCCATAACTGTTATTCAAGTTCCTTTGCTCCAGTTGATCAATCGTATCTTGCACACTGCCTAGGCGCCCTGTAGCGCTCTCTGATGCATCCTCGCCTGGTGGAGTATACTCACCCGGCAAATCGATGACCGCCAGTGAATCGGCGCGTGCTTCGCACACATCAAGCAATTTGCTCGTAAGGTTCGTATTCGTTAGACCCGGAATGCTCATCATATTGCATTCCACCACATCAGCATCTGCTACCGCATCAATGGCGCGGTCTAGAGTTGCATATTCGTAACTACTAATCACATCAACGCCGTTCATGGCGGAGTTTCGGAAAGGTTCTTTCTCCAGAATATTTATACCCTCAAACCCCTCACTCATGACAGTGGTGAAACTGTTGAATCCATAGGTAGTCAACACACTCTGATATGAACCAGAGGCGGTGAAAGAATCACCTGTCCTGCGCGAACCAGGTACCCATGCAGCATTTGCACCATTAGAGGTCGATCCAGTTGTCAAGTCATCGAGAGAAAATACCCAAGCATATTCTAGTGAATCTGGAATGGTTGAAAAGACGCCTGTATTTAGAGGCTTCCTTCGAAGCATGTCTCTCACGCTAGGTTCAATTCGATTGCTAGATTTCTTGTTGGCAGTTGCGCCAAAGAAAGCTTCTTTTTGATTTGTGATAATGCCTTCGTTACTAAGCAACCTAGTAGGAACACTTGGGAACTCAAACGATGCAGTCACATCGCTAGCGCCAACGTTCATAAATGTTCCAGCGGTAGACAAACTATCTGGCACTTCGTCATTTCCTATCACGTATGCCACACCCGAATCAACGCCGTCCGTGGATGATAACGTTCCTGGTCCAGCGCCGCCTGAAATAGCAGTAAATCCCTTCCACCTAGTTGGACCATATACTCCAAATGGCAAAAGTTTAGAATCCATGGTAGCATCACGCACAGACGAGTCCACTTCAACCCGAATATATCGAGACTGATTAACATAATCCCCATAACTGAGATATCTCTTATCTCCATCGTCCCACTCTGTATATGAATCTCCTATTCGGCGCGCAATATAATTGGGCGAATTTGGATTCAAGTTCACGTCACTAAAAGTTTCTACTGGCTTTCTGTTATTGTCACTATCTCCAAGTTGTCGTACCTCCACGGTAAAATAACCAAAGGGATTGGCAACGTTGTTTGACGGAGTGATGCTGGTAATAGAAATCTTCAAATTATTCTGCTGCCACTCTCCGCCACCTAGACCAACAAACCTAAAAAGTTTTGGCATATTCAGGGCATCATATGCAGATGAATCCCCCAAGTCCTGAGAGAAAAACCATCCCGTAAAAGAATCTTGAAGTTGCGTATGTTGGATATGCTGATCCACACTGCCAGATTGGAGTCCCAATATGATTGCCTGCCCTCCGATCCCGTCAGAAGTGGCGCCAGAAAGATCCGTCACGCTCCTCTCGAAAGATTCCCCAAGAAAGTATGTCTTCGAGGTACCTGCTACGTTGACCTTTGTATCATTGTTGCAGAGCGCCGGGTTAGTGTTGAAAACATTTCTAATAAACAGTTTGCTATTTTCATCAAAATTAAAAACTACTTTGTCGGACACAACGCCGTCGCCGTCCTTGACGACTGCGGTAAATTGGTCTTTTACGGAAGATGTAAACAACCCGCACGTTCCTTCGGCGGTCGTGCCATCTAGGAGTGATCCTGTTAGACTGACTGAACCAGTTCTAGCGTAGAAGATTGCAGCAAGAGTGCCAGTAAAATGCCCAGTTGATCCACTATTCCCCAGAAACAACCCAAATGCGCCGCCTCCGAGACCTGCTGCCATAGTTGCTGCGGTTTGATTGAATCCGGATACTTCCCAACCTGCTTTGCCTGCCTTGGTCGAAGCTTCTGAATCCTGGATGCCTGCCAATCTCACGAAAACTAGAGGACTCTGGTTTCTCAAATAAGCTTGTGCTGCATAAGTGGCATAAGATGGCGCTGAAACATTCGGTCCCACACGCCATACGTCTGATGCCCCGCCGCCATAAATAGGGTCTCCGAAAGTCTCAACAAATTCAGAAAAGGAGTCTATTTGAACCGGACGCATGGAAGGACCCTTGATGGATCTCCCTATAATTACTGGTCCCACCCCTCTGGGGAGCGCGGGCAATTGTGAATTGTCTATCTCCGAGACGAATACTCCAGGGGACACAAACTTAAATTTATTAACTGACATAGTGCGGTGCTCTCCTTATTAAAATCCTAATTATCTTAAATCGTAACTTAGTTTTTCCTTCTTGTAAATAGTTTTAAAAAATTGCAAATGCTGTTTTATTCTATAGAGAATTTTAGAGGGGAAGATACTTTCCGTTTGCCCATGGGGGCGTGTCCCCAACAATAACGCGCTCTCTGGGGAGTTTCACTTCAACGGCATTTTCCCTTTCAACAATCTGTGGCGTTTTCTGATTATCTGCTCCGCCTATAAGATACCCTAAAACTTTTATCTCAACAGACGTTTGATACATGCGCTCTTCTTCTTCCATGTTCGCCACACTATCATCTTGACCATATGATTTCTGCATAAATCCTTCATACCGATGTCCCGCTTCCCTCATTATAAAGGCGTTAATGCCTCCGGTTGCAACCATGAAAGGTTGAGACAACTCATTTATCTGTTGTTGATATTCGGCGCGCAACATAATCTTATACATCACTGTCACATATACAGGCATCGGAATAGAGCGATAAGTGTAAACAACTCTATTATTCTTTTTTGCGACTTTGAAATTTATCTGACCATAATTTCTTTTTGCGTCCGCGTTTTGAAAATTCTTTGTCTTAGTCTGATTGATGACGCGATCCAAATCAACCGAACCCCCTTTCGCGTCATTGATGGGAAAAATATTGGACTGAAGTGATCCCTTGAAGGACAAATCTTTTTCCACTGAAATTCTTTCCACGGTTATGAGTGGAAGTATAAGGGCGCCCTCCTTATCGCGCAAACTCTTATCCCTCTTAGATTGAAATGCACGCTCGGCAGAGGTCCAAAGAACTGGTACCTTTTCCCACCCCCTATTCGAATTCGAAAAAATATTTAATTTTTCATTAATCCAGTTAAACATTGCCAAATCAATGTTTTCTAAATTCGATGGTTGCAAATTAATGATAGTTTCTTTATCTGCCATTTCCTTCCTCCTCCTTAAGGCGTACTAAAAAATGGACTTGGATACCAAACACACTTTTCATTGAAATACCACTTGTTCGAGATGGTAAAAGCACCAACCGGGGATGGTCCCGCATCAGTTAGGTAAAACTGATATCCCTCATACTTACACGGATCTGACGTGAACTCCTCCAACGTCCTATAGTCTAAAGAATCTACATCAGCAGCGGAAAGTTTTGGAACGCAAATTTTACAATCGTCCGGAATAGTGAGAACACACACGTTCTCTACACGATCCTGCGCTAATTGATATTTAGTGATTGACACTTCTGGTAGAGGCGCTTCTTCGAAAACTCCATCGCGAGCACGAATACATTTGGCAGCGATTTCCATTTGATGGTCTATTTGCCCGAACAGTGGTTGTGGTTCGTTTAGTGAAACAATCTCATAAAATAACCTTCCATATAATATAAAATCCCCCTCTTGAACCTGCAAATCTTGATCCTCTGTTAACCTTCTCTTGTGAAAATGAATGGTCAAAGACGAGCGCCTATCAATTCCATAGTTTGTAGTCTTGGTCGTTTGACCTTCCCACGAAATAAGGGCATTGACTTTTACAGGAGACAAAAAACTCTTGTGAATCGCCTCGCCGTAGAGAGAGTGATAGTTGGTATGCTTGAGACTTACTGGATAGTACAAAATCGTTTGCCCTATCACGCGCTCAATAAGTTCGTCGTTAACCTGCTTTACAAAATCACGCTCTTTGCCTCCCATAAAGAGGGGAGGCGGCGGATTCGTTGGTTGTGTCCAAGTTATGTTCTCGTCTGCCATCTACCTCTCCCCCTTATCCTGGATATATAGCAAGAGGTATTTTTGACAATAGCGTTTCTGTGTTGCCCGCAATTGCAGAATCCTTCTCCGCAAGTTTTGCATAGGTCAATTCATCTAGCACCGTCTTCAACTCATCCCTCAGCGCGGTTTGCTCCTCCTTAGAGGATGCTATCAATGCGGGACCATCTAAAGTGACGGATTCGCCCGGTATTGGGATTGTGGCGAACTTGCTGCGGATCACCCCCAACATCTCCTTACAGACAGAAAGGGCAAACCTCCTGATCCATTGCTTCCCGATAGAATTTATATTATTATAAGGAATATTTGCAAAAGGGGCAGTATTCATATTGTTTACGCCCTTGGCGCCGGTATCCATCCCTGCCTTATCTAGGAGAGGATCTTCGTCTACTGTAAACTCAAACCAAACTTTGCTGAAATCGACACCAGAAGGGGTCGGAAATAGGCGCAACCTGTTATCTCTTATATCGAAAGAGTAGTGTGAAATTCTTGTATACATGGCGTCTTCATACGCCATTGCTTGAAGTTTATTTTGCCAAACTGGGACAACTTGCCAAGTGCTGTCATCTGCGTACTGTCCGTAAGTTGACATATTACCTACGGCGTTTATTCCACCATAATAACCATAGAACCTCCACATGACACGTGGGGACTTATACCACACTTTCGTAATATTAACTTTCTTGTCTTTATCGAAGTCAAAAACCGCATCACTACTAGCAGATACAATCGCCTGCAAATCGTAATCTTGCACATCCTTTGTCACATCGAAAGAGGCAGTATAGAAGCGGTTATCTCCTCCCACCCCTGCTTTCTCAGAAATCCCCATAGCAACTCTCTTTTCGTAAGAGAAGTTAAATTTAGGATATCGCAATTCGGCGCCGGTGCCACTCAATGAAGTGGTGAGATTACCCGACTGTAATTCCCCATCACTATCAAAAGTTCCAGTAGGATTCCCCAAGAGATCCGACAGAGAATTCTTTGTTTGATGTACGTTGACGATGTACGAATACTCAAGAACTGCTTCTTCATAGGCAGCATAAACTTGATTTGCAGTCAACTCTATATCTAATACTTCGCCGCCAAGTTTACGGTAAACATATGATACTTGGTCTACGGCGCCTGAAATAAAATCTGCGCCAGTATATACGCCAAATGGCAACGACCCCGTAACCAGAGACTTAGATCCCGTTGGCGGTAAGACAACTAAACTAGAATTTGAACTCGGCGATAAGACAGGAACTGCCACATTATTTCCTCCGCTTTATATAGTATACAAGATAATTAGTTTTTCAAAAAAAGAAAGAGCCTCCATAAACATTATGAAGACTCTTTTCTTTCAGTTATTTTTTAGACTAGAAAGGATTAACCCAGCAAGTCTTCGACGATAACCAACCCGTACATATCAGGACGCACCATTTTCTTGGCATATCGCGTCATGACACCCTTGCGGGGCACGAAATCTTCAATGCCGAAGATCGTGGGGGTCGTTTGGAGTGGCACATAAGGCGCGTAAACATATCCGCTTTCCAAGAAAGAAGATCCCTTACGTCCAACCAAAATAACATTTCGCGGGAAATAGGGGTCAACAAAGACATCCCACTTCTTAGAAATATTACCAACATTGACCGCACCAGCATTGCCCTTATCATCATCGTGAGTCACGCGAGCTTTAAACCCAGCAGTGAATTCAAGAATGTTAGATACTTCTGGACCACAAACCAAAAAGTTTGCTCCGCCTCGAAGCGTCTTACGATGAATCTGAGCAGATACGTCATTAATGGTTTCGAGAAGAGTCTCGTACCACTCCGACACATTACCAGTAAAGTCTCCACCAAGCAACGCTTCGTTAGCATCAGTGCTAATTGCGGCGCCGGTATCTCGGACCAAGAATCGACCAGGACGGCGACTCCAGTAGTATTGACCAGCCTTCGCACCCTTTACCAAATCTTCCAAGATTTCTTGGTCAATTTCAAGAGCAATTTGCTCAGACAGGATACTAGTCAACTCGACCTCTGCATCAAGATTATGATAAGCATTCAAGTCTTGTCCCAATTCGGGAGTCCACTTTGCTTTCAACTTCTTGGTGTTTGCAGTCACAGCAACACTGTCAACCTTGATGTCGATTTCTGGAATGTTTGGATTATTTTCCAATCCCCAGTTATCAACACCCTCAACGGAACCAATTGCTCCGCCAGTTCGGAAGTTGTCAGTCTCGACATACGTGACATCAACAGTAGCGCCGATTGTATTTAAGTCGTCCGGGGTTTCCGAACCACTAGCAGCAATAACGACCAAAATGTCAGTCCCAGCAGTACCGCTCAGAACAGTCAAACGTCGCGCTTGTCGTCCAAGCGGAATAGATCCGGCCCCAATGGTCACCGAAATCAAATCTTCACGATTCAATTGTGTCAGATCATCAAGTGCGAGCGAACCAACATAAACCGAAGTACCAGAAGCAATATCCGGATCATAGTTGATGAGACCATCAATTACTCCCTGATCGCCAGCAGATCCCGACGTAAGATCAGTGAGGGCGATGCCCGTAACAGACCCCGTTGGAGACGAATACCCGTTGTTAAGGTTATAGAACGACTTGCTGACATTATCGCCTGTCAACGAAACACCTCCGGTGAGTTGAGACGCAACTACGCCACCACCGTAAAGTGAGTCATCGAGATCTTGACCCAACCTAGTGGTCGTGCCATCAGTCATGCCCAAAGTGAAGTCCAGGAAGAAGATAAGTCCGCTAGGCAAACTCATCGGCTGAACCGACACTAAGTCATTAGCAATTAACCCCGCGAAAACGCGACGAACAATTGGAAATGCTACAGCAGCAAAACCTTCGACGTTTCCGCCGGTGGCACCTGCCATGGTTGATGCTTCTCGAAGAAGCTCTTTTGCTTGGTTTTCGAGAAGAACCGCCATGCTATTGCGCTTGCCCTCGTCCTCCAATCCTTCTAAGAGACCAGTCTTTTCCCACTTATCGAGAAGAGCATGATTCTCCCGACTGAGGTCTCGACTAACGATCCCTTCAGTCAATTTTTCTAAAATAGACATTGTTTTTTCCTCCTTAAATGAATTAAATGCCTGCAAGTTTCTTCATACGTTGCATATGAGGATCTTGCTTTGTTTGTTTTTTCTTTTGTCTCAACGTCGTAGCACTACCCCTAGAGATTGCTTCGCTTAGTGATTGCGAATCATTTCTTGAACCAAGAGATGACCCCACTGCGCTTTGAAGTGTCTCAAAAATAGACTTCGCTGCTTCGACTGAATCGGCACTTTTAATAGATTCGACAATACGTTGTTTTTGTCGCTCATTCAAGGAGGCACCATTAAGAACCTGATTCGTATAAATTAGTTTAGCATTTGAAAGATTCACTTCTTCCAATTTGCCTGAAAGTTTTACCAAGAGACTCTTAATCTCTTTGTTTTCTTTTGCGAGTTGTTTGTTTTCCTGTAACGCCTTGGAGTTTGCTTTCGAGAGGACCAAGTTCTCCTTTAGGATCTTATCGTCCTGCGATGCACTCTCCTTTATCTTTCCCATTTGACGTGCATATTGCTGCTGTGCTGGCGTCAAGTCTTTTGATTTATCCCTGTTCTTCATATGCGCGCGCGGTGGATCTTTTGGCGCGGGCACTTGAGGAACTTCGCGATCTTTCTTTTTTCCCAATCCAGCAGAGGCGCTCTTCTTTTTAGACTTCTTTTTAGACTTCTTTTTGGCCAGAGGCTTGCCCACAATCTCTATAGGTTCATCCGAAAAATCTGCCACTGCCACTTGAGTTTTTTCAGCAATTGCAGAAAGCGCTTCGGCGCCTTCTTCCTCTGCTTCGGCGCCTTCTTCTTCGCCTGAATCGCTAAAAAAGTCTTCGCCCAGCAAGTCGCTTAGTTCTAACATGATCTCTTCGTCCTCTTCCTCCGCGGACTCCTGTAGGGGTAATTCCTCGTCTTCCGGGAGAGCATCTTCTGGAGTTAGTCCTGGCATCGCCTCCTCTTCGCCCGCTAAAGATGGCATCTCCTCATCATCTTCTAATTTCTTCATCATGTCTTGAAGTCCGCCAAAGTCAATCTCAATCGTGGCGCCGTCATCGGGGCATGGACACAACCGCTCGCCATCTGTTGCCGCAAGAGTCGTTTGCGAAACCAATTCCGATCCTGGCTCTTCCTCTGTCGATCCAACCCGAGAAACTGGAAGGGATTCTTCGCCTGCGAGGTCATCCATGGGATCTGCCATGGGATCTTCTGGGAGTAATTCTTCCTCTTCCTGCTCCAGCATAGTATCTACCGCTTCTTTTATTTGATCAGAGTATTTTTCTACCACAATTGCCTCCGCATTTTTCAATGCAACTTCGCGCAATGTGGTGGCGTCAATAATTGCCTGCTTTAACATGTTGTTCGATGACATATATGTCTCCTTCTTTCTCAAAGATCTTTCTCCCAATAAATAGTTATTAAAAATGCTAAAATCTATGTTTATTACCTATTATCCACAATCAGTCCCAAAACTAGTCACTCTTGCTACTGACTACCAGAGGCAGAAGCAACAACAGAAGCATGAACATACTCCTCTGAGACAGTATGGGTGATATTGGCATCGATATGATCCGTCATTCCAGTAGAATCGTCAATTTCAAACGATTCTCCACACGAACAAAGAAATAACATTTTAGTAGCCATTATGGAGCCCTCACAAATTCAAGTGTAATCCACATTCTATTGCCTACACCTTGTGCTGTACCGTTCGTGCCAGTAGATTGGCAGCGTAGACGAACAACATCAGTGGCGGCAAGTTGAACTAAGAATGTGGCAGATAAACTAGCAGTGTCGTCGGTATTGTTACGAGTATATCCACTAGCACGAGATGGTACTATTTCGGTAGTATTCTGCTCGACCCAGCCATCACAAGTCCGCCTGGCGTTAGCTGTGGTGTCGAAAAATATACTATAACTTATCCGATATATCCCAGCAGTGTTGATGGTGACATTTTCACCCGAACGAGTATAATTAGAGTCTTCAAAGTCGTTCGCATTGAGAACCACCGTTGTCGCACTTGTGGCGATGGTTAGGTTTCCCGTTTGTCTATACTGGGCGATGTTTGTCGTCCCTCCACCACCAGGAATAGTTATAGTTGCTACCCCACTTCCGCCATCTGCTGCCGTGACCCCAGCACCTACAAAGTTCAAATTAGTGTGCGGTGTGTTTGGAATGTTAGTGCCTTCATCCTCAACAGTGATCGTGGTGCCGGATCCCGATGGTCCTTGAGCACCGTCGCTCCCCGCAGGACCAATAATACCATTAGACCCGATAGCATATATAGCCAATCCCACCCCACCTGCAACAGTAGTGTAGTTGGGAGCTCCATCCGTTACTTGGCCACGAACACGAAGGACATCCGTGGGTTCCAATGTGAGAATAGCAGTCCGACCAGCAGTGCCGTTGTCTTCCGCTCCGTGTTCTGTCCAATATTGGACCTCTGCACGAGTTGCGGGAACCTCAGAACTATTTAACTCAAGCCATAGCTCGCACTTTCTGTTATCGCCGCCGGTTTCTCCAAATGTCACATCATATCGAACCACATAAGTGCCGCCAGCATTAGCCTGGATAGTAACTTGGTCGCTAGACAAAGCAAATGCTGTTCCAAAAGACCCAGTATTACTTTGTCGTATGGTGTCAAGTCCTAATGTCGTAGCAGACGTTCCAACATTTGAAGTGCCAGCGTCATAAAAGTCGGCAAAAAGAGGAGACATCGGAACAAATGTTTCTCCAGCCATAATTGATCCTGACTGTGTAAGAGTTATTCCATTAATTTCTAACAATACCCTACCCGCATTAATATATGTCGACAACTCACTATCAGATTGAATTTCCATCTCTGATGCGTAGTCTGTGAGAGTAACTGTGCCAGGAGAGGCGGGTAGGCTGCCAGAAGGAATGGGCAACTGTTCAAGTGTTAGTGGTGATCCTGTTTGATTTTTTGCTACAATAATTGTTGCCATGTTATGCCCTCCACCTGATTCTTACCCACCCTAAAACGTGCCTAGTTGTATTGGACCCAGTTTGATTTTTTATTGCTAACACCTGATCTGCTGTAAAATTTCCGTTAAGAGTCACATCTTTTCCGTTCCTCGCTGATGATGCAAGGGTTGCGATCCCAGAACCATCAGCAGTCACCTCAAATGTGGCAGCATCCAGATCATTTCTCGAATAAGAAATAGAAACAACTGTCCCATCAAATTCAGCGGTTCTTCCCCTATTGGAAGCATATGCCCTATTCCCTGGCCCTCTATAATATGATCCGCCACCAGTGTTGCCGTCCCTGCCAAACTCCATTACAGAAGACTCTACTGATAACCACTTTGCTCTTGTATTGTCATATCTCATTTCCATATCTAGTGCCGTATTGTAATATCTGTCCCCATCTGATGGAGTTGGTGTAGTTGGGTCTGTTGCCGAACTGGTATAATGCTGGATGCCATTATAGGTTCCGGCGTTATCGATATCTCCTGTCGCGTCTAAAGCACCAGTTAGAATGATGTTTGAGTTAGAGGTTATCCCATTGACAGTAATGCTGTTCGTTGTGGTGTTACCCCTTCCTGTCACATCATCTAATGTATCTGTTTCCGTAATAGATAATGCTGTTCCGTCGCCAATGAATGATCCAGAAAATGTTCCACTCACAATTTTATTAGAAAGTGTCTGAACCCCTGTTAGTGTCACAACAGTACTATCTATCCCTACTAATGCTGTCGAAGAACCATCGTAAGAAAAGGTCGCGATGCCCGGTCCTTGTGCAAGGGCATTTGATACTTTTGCTGCTTCGTCAGCAAATGATGAGGTCCCAACCAAGTCGCCTGTTACATTGCCAAGGACACTCCCCGTTACATCTCCTGTCAGATCTCCAACAAAAAGACCATCAAACCTATTTGCATTGGCATTTCCATCAATACTCAAAGTTCCAGTAACCGCCAAAAGACTGCTACTAAATGTTAGATCTGCCGACGAACTTAAATATCCACCTGAGTTGAGTTGTAACTCGGTGTTGTTACCCGATGATCTTAGCAGGTGAATCATATCCGAAGCAAGTGTGCCGCCGCCAGCATTGACGAGAGACGACCATCTTGTTGACTGATCCACATATAAAGTTGCTGTCGAATCAGTGATATATAATCCAGAAAACCCGGAAAACCTACAATCTTGTGCTCTTGTCGTAGATGTGCTAGCGACTTGCAACCCGACCAAAGCATATCCAAAACAGTCTCTTAGATTAACAGTGCCGGCAGAATTGTGGAGAAATGCATTCGAAAGGCCGCTGCCAACCACGTCCACATGATCACAGGTAATCCAGTTTTGACCTGGAGCTGGGGTGCCTGATATAGTAATACCAGATGCATTCCCCCCAGCAGCAGTAATCCTAGTATGCCTAATAGCAGATGTCCCGCCAGTGGTGGTGCCAAACGAAACCCCGTTTGATGCACTGATGTCTATCGACATGTGCTCGAAAGCACAATTGTCTGCCATGGTAACTGCGTATCCGCCTGAATATCTTTTCAGTATACATCTATCTCGGTCCATTCCGACAACAGAGACACCATCTACCATAGTTATAGATTCTTCATATGTCCCTGGTCGGACAACAACAACGTCGCCGGCAGATGCCGATGATAAAGCACCCCCTATAGAAGCATATGGTTTATCAAACCTCTCCCTTGTGCCAGTAGTATCGCTACCGCTGATATCTACCCACAAAAGGTTGCTGCCACTAACTTGGGCATTTGTTATTGCAGAACCATCCCCTGAAAAAGAAGATGCCAAAATTGTACCATTCGTATCTAATGTGCCCGTGAGAGATAATAAATTTCCAGAATAATCAAATGTAAGGTTTTGCGAACCAGAAAAAGCACTCCCGGAATTAAATTGGATGTATGTGTCTGCTCCTCCAGGTGTTCCTCCGCCGCTACCCGTGATTCCTGTTAGGGCAGAACCATCGCCAGCAAATGAACCCGAAAAAGATCCGCTGAAAGTAGATCCGCTTAAGTTATTTCCTAGTGCTGCTGCACCTTCTGGAGTTGGCAGTGTGCCCCAAATATAATCAGAGTCTATTATTTGTATTGTGCCGTTGTTGGATGCTTTCAGGGTAACAATAATCACATTGCGGGGATCTGCCGGAGATGGAACAACGCTCTCAACAAGGTCGTTTCTCACTAGTGATCCTATTATAACCCTTACCGCACAAATTACTCTGTCGAGGTTGTGCGTTACAGTTATAGAACTGGTACTAGAAAAGTCTTGTGTATATAGTGCTTCAAATCCGCCTGCCATTTTCTTTCTTCCTTTCTCCTATGCCCTAAATATGATGAGCGTGGTCTAGTACCTTACCATCTGCAAACTTAACACCTTCGATTACAATTGCCCATACAACAACATCTTGGTTGGGAGCACCGTCATCTGTAAGTTCAAACCTAATCGCTATCACATCATCTTCATAATAAGAACTTATGTCGTATGGTTCATAACTAGTTTGTATCACCTTATCGTCTAGACTTGCTGCCGGGAGTGTTACTCCTTCCGGGACAAGATCCGCCGCAATTGCTGTTGCTGCCTTCGCCGTCAGTGTTTCCGTAGAACTAAAAGGTCGTAAAATTGGTTCAGTGCCGCCAGTGGGATCTGCTACTTGTACACCAGCAGCTTCAAGTGGTAACACCGACATCGTACCAGTCGGAGCAGATGTTTGTGTGGAGGAGTTCGTCAAACTATATACTAGTTGTAGTCGCAAAGGATATGCAGTACATATACCAGCAGGTAGTGCAAACTGTGTATAGATGGCATCTCCAGTTTGGTTCAACCGGCAGTTCTTCATATTATGATTCCACCCAGTAGTTCCGCCGCCAGAGCCAATGGCTGGTGTTGCCGAGATTACACCACCCGTCTCACCAAAGATGTTGCCTGTCCCAGCGATAGTTTCTCTCCACATTGATAATCCAGTCGCATGCTTCTGCCCAATTGCATTGTAAGTGGTAATGTGCGGCGACAGGTTCAAATATTCAAAAGACGCAGGGGCAGTCGATCCAGTTGAGACTATTCTTATTCTAGACCAGTGCCCCTCAACACTGTTAATTGTTTTTAGTGCCCAACTTCCACTAGTTGTGGTAACTTCCCCGTATTGAAGGTCTTCTTTCAGGTTGCTTCTCATAAACACATTGTTCGCATATCCGTGAGTGTGATCGACGGAAACTGTCTGAACAGATGTTTCTTCCCACTCCGTCCCGTTCCATATATCAAAAGCATAAGATCCGCTTATATCTCCGACAGCTGTTTTGTGCTGAAAACCATAATGTTTTAGAGGAAGGTCTGTGGATGTAAAGCGGTTGCTACACATCAATATAGTAGAACCAGCGGAGGCGGTCTGGAATGTAAATGTGGACCCTGTTAGCGATGTTGCCTCATCGGTGATGTCAATGAAGTTACCGCCATCGGAGGCAGTAGTAGCAGTGGCGTCTGTTGACAGAAAAGTTGACTTGTCGCCATAATGGCCGCCTTGGCCCATAAGTGTGGTACTGCCTTTCTCTGGAAATCCGACCCTTAGGTCCGAACCAAGAACACGCATTGCGGCTGTCCTTGTTGTCGTATTCTTTTGGGAGAACTGCATCGCAAAATCAGCATCTAGAGCAGCGGCAGGAAACGAGAATGCTGGATCGAAAACACCATTCAAAGAAATGGAACTGGCAGTGGTGAATACCACAGAAGGATGAACAAACCCTGTGTATGCCACCACATCTACCTTGCCTCCCACGAGGTCAAAGTCTACGCCGTCTTCGGCAAAATAAAATCCGTTTAAGCAATTAAATAAGTTAACATTAAAAACATTGTTTGTTGAAGTGCCGCTCATATGCATAGCATTCGTAACATTCGGGTTGCCAACATTAAACCCAACAAGTTGGGTTCTACCTGTTCCTTCTGCCTGTATAACATTGTTTACTGTCCCGGCACTTCCAGGCACATGAATAGACTCAAAAGCCATTATCCCGCTTCGAACTCTTGCCAAGCTGTTGACGCCGCCGCCATCTAACCTAACTTCCGCCCCTATCATCTTGCTATTTCCAGACCCAGAGTGTTCGATAACAATTCCGTCCCCAAGACCAGTGGCTCCATCGCCAAAGAATGTCAAGTTACTGATGCCAGATGTCTTTCCTGCCGATCCTGTATAAACAACAGATGCCAATCCAGATCCAGACGGAACATAGAAAGACAGGTTGTCTATGTATGAGTCGTCGCTGACCGTCATAATATTTGACAAAGAAGATGTTGTTCCAATTCGTGTTACTGCCCATCCGCCAATGCCTCTAACAGTTACACCAATAGGAACAGTAAGGTTGTTTTCAGGGTACTCTCCTGGAAAGACATGAACAGTGTCGCCGTCAACAGAAACTCCGAGAGCTGATGACAAAGTGGTGTAAAAAGTCGATTTACCCGTGTCGTCTATTAGAGCAACGGATCCGGAATCAAGTGTTACTTCTGCTGTTGCTGAACCGTCGTAAGTAAATGCTTCAATGCCGTGGCCGCCAGTAAGAGCGTTTGTTACTTTGCCTGCCTCGTCAGCATAAGAAGCGGTGCCAAGAAGGTTGCCAGTTACATCGCCAACCAAATTCCCCAGAACATTTCCTGTAAGATTTCCAACCACATCACCAAGCACATTACCAGTTACATCGCCAGTCAAGTTGCCAAGCACATTGCCAGTAACATCTCCCGTGATATCCCCGATAACATTACCAAGAAGATTTCCTGTTACATCGCCAACCAAATCACCGTTGAAAGATCCAGTAATTGTTTTATTAGTAAGTGTTTGAACTCCCGCAAGGGTAACAACCGTACTATCTATTGCTACTGTTGCGGTAGAAGACCCGTCATAAGTGAATGGGAGGATTCCTGCTCCTCCTGTCAGAGCATTAGTTACTTTCCCTGCTTCTGTAGCGAAAGAAGCAGTTCCTGTTAGATCGCCATAAAATCCCGAAGCAGATACGTTTCCTAGCACATCCAGTGTGCCAGTTATCTCCACTGCTCCTGCTCCGGATCCCGAAACTTCTAGTGTTCCAGTGAGAGTTAGTGTGTTAGTATTATAATCAAAGTCTAAATTGTTCGACCCAGAGAATGTGCTACCTGAATTGAATTGAATATTTTGGTCAACACCTCCTGGTGTGGCAGAAGGCAACCCAGTAAGTCCTGATCCGTCTCCAAAGAAAGACCCTGTAAAAGAACCAGTGTGAGATCCACTAAAAGTTCCTGAAATTATTTTATCTTCAAGTGTCTGTGAACCAGTTAGTGTCACTATTAGCGAAGTATCGACCCCAACATGAGCAGTTGATGATCCGTCATATGTGAAGGGGACGATGCCATAAGAAGCGGTAAGAGCATTAGACACTTTTGCTGCTTCGTCTGCGAAAGAAGCAGTCCCAAGCAGGTTGCCGGTTACATCTCCAACCAAGTCTCCCAAGAAAGAACCAGTAAAAGAAGGTGCTTCTACGTTACCGCTGATAAGATCAATAGAACCTGTAAACTGATGTAAATCGTCTGCCGAGTCGCCAAACTTGGTTGAACCTGAGTCGTAAATAATAGAAGATGATACAATCTGTGTATGGAACTCGTTAGCAGTAAGCTTGCCTGTTACATCTAGGTTTCCAGTAACTACACTGTCTCCGTTTGATATAAACGAACCTATAGTGATGCTGTTTGCTGTCGTGTTGCCCCGAGTTGTTACATCATCAAGAGTGTCTGTTTCTACAGCAGTTACTCCTGTCAGACCTGAACCGTCTCCGGCAAATGAACCAGTGAAAGATCCCGTGAACGAACCTGTAAAAGACCCAGTGATTATTTTGTCTTCAAGCGCCTGAGAACCCGTAAGGGTTACTATAAGCGATGTGTCAACTCCAACATGCGCAGTCGATGATCCATCATAAGTAAAGGGAACAATACCGTAGGCGGCAGTAAGAGCATTAGACACTTTTGCTGCTTCGTCCGCAAAAGATGCAGTCCCAAGCAGGTTGCCAGTCACGTCGCCAACCAAGTCCCCTAGCACATTTCCTGTCAAATCTCCGATAACATCGCCTAGCAAAGATCCAGTAAATGATTGTGCCTCCACACCCTCAGTTACATACAGGGTGCCAGTAATGCTAGCATCTCCATCATGACTGCCATCCCACTCAGCAGTAACATTTGTCAATCCACTTCCGTCACCGTAGAAGTTAGAAGCACTTATGATAGATCCAGTTATTTGGGTTGCCTCAACAGAAGATCCGGTTATGGTAGATCCTGAAATTGTTTGCGTCACATAAAGAGATCCTGTTATGGAGGCATCGCCAACGTGAGTGCCATCCCACTCTGCTGTCACTCCTGTCAGACCAGATCCGTCGCCAGCAAACGATCCCGTGAATGATCCAGTATGAGATCCGCTAAAAGTGCCTGAGATGATTTTATCTTCAAGTGTTTGTGAACCAGTTAGTGTCACTATTAGTGAAGTATCAACTCCAACATGGGCGGTCGATGATCCATCATAAGTAAAAGGAACAATACCGTAGGAGGAAGTAAGAGCATTCGTGACCTCACTTGCTTCACTTGCTGTACCAAACAAATCACCATAAAAACCAGAAGCAGATACATTCCCTAAGACATCCAGTGTGCCTGTTATTTCAACTGCACCTGCTCCTGAACCTGACACTTCTAATGTGCCGGTAAGAGTTAGTGTGTTGTTGTCATAATCGAAGTTTAGATTATCGGAACCAGAAAAGGTACTGCCAGAATTAAATTGTATATTCTGATCGACTCCGCCAGGAACAGTATCACTTCCAGTCACGCCTGTTAGTCCAGAACCATCCCCCACAAATGTACCACTAAAAGTTCCTGAAATTATTTTATCTTCAAGTGTCTGGGAACCCGTAAGAGTCACTATCAGTGAGGTATCAACTCCAACGTGTGCGGTAGATGACCCGTCATAGGTAAAAGGAACAATCCCATAAGAAGCGGTAAGAGCATTCGTTACGCTGCTCGCTTCGCTAGCAGTGCCGAACAGGTCACCATAGAATCCGGAAGCAGATACATTACCAAGAACATCGAGGGTGCCAGTTATTTCTACTGCACCAGCACCAGAACCTGAAATTTCTAAAGAACCAGTTAAAGTTAGTGTGTTGTCGTCGTAGTCGAAGGTTAGGTTATCAGAACCAGAGAAAGTGCTGCCAGAATTAAACTGAATACTTTGATCGTTTCCTCCGGGAGTGCCAGACCCAGTGTTTATTCCAGTTAGTTGACTGCCATCACCAATGAACGATCCTGTAAATGACCCTGTGTGAGATCCAGAGAAGGTACCAGAAATAATCTTGTCTGTAAGAGTTTGAGATCCTGTAAGGGTCACTATCAGAGAAGTGTCAACTCCGACATGTTCCGGAGACGATCCATCATATGTGAATGGAACAATTCCGTAAGAGGCAGTAAGGGCACTCGTTACTTTTGATGCCTCGCTTGCTGTGCCAAATAGATCACCATAAAAACCTGAAGCGGATACATCGCCGAGGACATTTAGACCTCCTGTTATTTCTACTGCTCCAGCACCAGAACCAGATATATCAAATGTTCCTGTCAGTGTCAGAGTGTTGGTATCATAATCAAATGTAAAGTTGTCGGAACCGGAAAAGGTGCTTCCAGAGTTAAACTGTATGCTCTGATCATTTCCTCCAGGAGTTCCTCCGCTACCGCTGATTCCTGTTAGACCTGAACCGTCGCCAAAGAAAGAACCAGTAAACGATCCAGTATGAGATCCACTGAATGTTCCAGAGATGATTTTATTAGTTATTGTCTGAGATCCAGTGAGAGTCACTATCACGGTGTCATCAACAGCAACATCAGCAGTAGATGATCCGTCGTATGTAAATGGCACAATGCCAAATGCTCCGGTTAATGGTTCTAGCATGACAGAAGCGGTTATGCCAGTTAGTTCGCTGCCATCCCCAGCAAAGGATCCAGTAAAAGAACCAGTATGTGAACCACTAAAAGATCCAGAAATGATTTTATTAGTAAGAGTTTGCGATCCAGTTAGCGTAACAACGATACTCTCATCAATTGAAACAATGGCGGGGGAAGAACCATCATATGTGAAGTCGGTGATACCCGTTCCATCAACTAGTTCATTCGTTACTTTGCTTGCCTCGCTAGACGTTCCAACTAAGTCTCCTAGGAAAGATCCAGTAAATGATGGAGCGACTACATTACCACTTACCAGACCAATTGAACCAGTAAACTGGTGGGAATCATCTGCTGAATCTCCGAACTTAGTTGATCCAGAATCGTAGATGATGGAAGATGAAATTATTTGAGTATGGAACTCTCTCGCAGTAAGAGTGTCAGTTATGTCTAAATTGCCCGAGATTACACTATCGCCATTTGAGAGGAAAGATCCTACAGTAATGCTGTTTGCGGTCGTATTACCTCTCGTGGTTACATCATCAAGAGTGTCTGTCTCAGCAGCAGTTACACCCGTTAGACCACTTCCGTCTCCAGCGAATGACCCAGTGTAAGAACCCGTGAAAGAACCAGTGAATGAACCAGTGATTATTTTATCTTCAAGTGTCTGGGATCCTGTTAGAGTTGCTATCAGTGAAGTATCCACACCCACATGTGCAGTAGATGATCCATCATAAGTAAAGGAAGAAATTCCATAAGAAGCAGTAAGAGCATTAGATACTTTGCCTGCTTCAGCAGCAAAGGTAGCAAAAGATGAAGTGGTGTTTGGTCTCCAAGAGGCATTCCCGGCAGTATCAGTAGTTAAAACATATCCATCTACAAGGGAACCAGATATATCTAGATTCAATGCCCCTGTTAATTGCAGGGAACCAGTAACCTGATGGGTATGTGATAAATCACTTCCCGCTTTTGTTGATCCGGAAGTGTCTAAATTTCCCGATATGTTGATCTCTGATTGTCCACCTGACCCTGTAGTTGCATAAAGAATATCTTTTTCAGCAGCAACAAGTGTTACTGTGTCATAATCTGGAAAACCGATGCCCGTATCATCATCATTGACTCTTGTATATACTGGTCTGTCTGGTTGGTTGCCGCCAGGAAGGACATCTTTAGAACCTATCCTATGTAAAAAGCTAGTCCCCACGATGCCGCCGACATTAGACACACCTGACCTAACAACAAAGAGTGCATCGCCGGGGGTTCCTGCCTGAAAAGCAACTGAACCAATCCCAACTTGCCCTCCCCTTGCAACTACTTGACCTTGTTCGTCTACATAGAGTGAAGTAACACCAGTGCTGGTTTTAAGTTCAATAATCCGCTCGGTGCTCAGGGCGGCACCTGTGCCACTTATAAAAAACGTACCCGTTAGTTGTAAATTGCTAGCACTTACAAAAGTATAGTTAGGACTAGCAGACAAATCATCATTTAGGTTGAACTGTATTTCATAATTATCGCCTGCTGCTTCTATCTCTGATGCAGTAATGTTGGTTAGTCCGCTGCCATCTCCAAGAAAAGATCCAGTGTGGGAACCAGAGAAGGTTCCCGAAATGATTTTGTTTGTTAATGTTTGCGAACCAGTAAGAGTTACTACTATTGATTCATCTATCGCGACAGTCTCGACTGAGGAACCATCATAAGTAAATGGTACAATTCCAGTGCCTTCGCCAAGAGCATTCGACACCTTCCCTGCCTCGGCGGCAAAAGATGATGTAGTATTCGGTTGCCAAGATGCATTACCTACTGTGTCAGTCGTCAGCACATATCCATTCACAAGCGAACCAGATATATCCAACTTCAACGTGCCTGTCACTTCTAGCGCGCCAGTTACTTGGTGCGAGTGTCCAGGGAGCGTTCCCATCCGTGTTGACCCTGAGATGTCCACAGAATCATCTGAGACGTATAGCGCTTTCTTACTTAAGTCAGTGTCCACTCGCAGCGCGTTTGACGACCCAGAGATATTGACAACGCCTAGAGCATATGTGAACTGTCCTTTGGAATCTTTATCTTCTAAGAAGTATGATTTTCTCTCTGCTGCCGTTAGCACATCTGCTTGCTTTAAAACCCAAGAACCCGTAAGTGTGGTCGTTGTGGGAGATTCAAACCCAAGACCGCCGTAAACGAACAGTTCCTGTCGCCCTACATCGTACTCTGTTATATTTCGGATTATTTGCGATGATACACCGGCAGGAGTAGGTGTGCCTACCTCGGCAGTTATGTCTGTCCAGACTGCTCCGTCGTATTTCAGAAGTTGTACAGAACTATTTGCCCCATATAGAATTACAGTCTTTTGTAGCGGGTCGTATGTAAATGCTAAGTCTCCGAGTCCCAGCACAGGCAAAGTGTTTGGAAGGATCTGTGTCCAAGTTGTCCCATTATACTCCCAAGTCTCTTGTGTCGCTCCGGAAGTGGTAGTGCCTCCTGCCAAGACAGTTACATTTCTGCTCTCGTCGTATGCCATCCCAGCACCGTAACGGGCAGTAGGAGAAGTAGCAGGAGACAGGAGTGTCCAATCCGTTCCGTCGTATTCCCAGGTTTCATTGTTTGGTGTTGTGGGGCCGAAAGTTGCTCCACCAAACATAATAACTTTCTTTTGTACTTTATCATACACCAGAGAAGCTAATGTTCTAGAAGGTGGAGTAGTGGCGGTTACTATCTGTGTCCAGGTTGTTCCATCATATTCCCAAGTCTCGGCAAAAGCAGTGCCGCCCGTATTACCGCCGAAGAGAACAAAAACTTTTCTATCTGGATCGTACACCATGGACTGCGAAAGTCCACGACGGGCAGAAGGAGATGTGGCAGGGAATTTCTGATTCCACTGTTGTCCATCCCATTCCCAAGTTTGAGACTGAGCAACGCCTGCGGATGTGGCACCACCAAATGCCACAATGACTTCTCTGTCTAGATCGTATGCATTGGCAATTTCAATTACTGCCGTTGGGCGAGTAGTTGGGTGCTTCTGTGTCCAAGAGTAGTTGGCGGGACCAAAGAGTTCGGTACTTCCCGTTACGCGCAAAGTGCTATAATTGCTACTGGCACTGAACTCTAAATCTGCGCTAGCGGTAAAATCGTTATTCAGACTATATTGTACTTGGTAGTCGTCGCCACCTGGCAATTGTGACGAACTAGCACTAAACTTCCAGGATGCATTTCCATCGGCATCCGACACCAGCAGATATCCATCGGCTGCGCCGGATATATCTAATCTCAATGTGCCAGTAAGATCTAGCGCGCCGGTTACTTGATGAAGTGAGGAAGTATTTTCGCCACCAAGGATCGAATCTCCAGTCTCAAGAAAACTAAACCTAGTTTTGAGATTGGAATCGCTTCCACTTACTACTGCTATACCTTTTTTTGCCATTATGAAATATATCCTGGATTGGTTGCTTTCATAATTAGTTTGCTACGGTGGAAACAGTTGCTAATTCATTAGGAACCCGATACAACCAAGTCCCA